ATGAAAAAGATTATTCTCTCTTTGTTGTTATTAACGGCGTCGGGATCCGCGCTGTCGGCGCAGATCATTACCGTGAGCCGCTTTGAGGTGGGCAAAGACAAGTGGGCGTTTAACCGCGAAGAGGTGATGCTGACCTGCCGTCCTGATAACGCGCTGTACGTGATTAACCCTAGTACGCTGGTGCAGTATCCGCTGAATGATGTTGCAGAGCAGCAGGTGAAGGCGGGCAAAACGCAGGCGCAGCCGCTGAGTATCATCCAGGTTGACGATCCGAAACAGCCCGGTGTGAAAATGAGCCTGGCGCCGTTTATTGAACGGGCACAGAAACTCTGCTAATTCGCAGAATATCTGTTTAGAAATCAATAAAAAACCGCAAGCCTTTTGCAGAAAGGGCTGCGGTTTTTTTATGTTATGCCGTTTATTGAACGAAATTTTTCAGCTCACAGCAGTTGTGGACTGGAAAACCTGTCACGGTCATCTATTCTTATAAAGCAAGGCGACTTAGCCTGCATTAATGCCAACTTTTAGCGCACGGCTCTCTCCCAAGAGCCATTTCCCTGGACCGAAAACAGGAATCGTTTTCGGTCTCTTTTTATATGCTTGATTCTATTGGTTATTTTCTGGGGTGACACGAAATTCCCCGAAAATCCCCCGAAATGTCCATATCCTGTTTAAACCATATCATACTCAGCACCACGCGCGTCCAGATATTTTTGCGTCATTGTTAAATTTTTGTGTCCCAATAATCTCTGAGCAAATTTCTCGTCGCGCTCCTTTTCATACAGTCTTCCGGCTAAGCTTCTGATCTCATGAAACGGTGGCGGGTTAGGACCAAATTTAACCCCAGATAAATCCCTGGTATCAGCAAAAGCCTGGGTAAGCGCATCTGGCGTTAATGGGCCTGGCTTCCTGCCGCCATTTCGTATCGGTGAGTAGAGCATAAAGTCACTCGGGTTGTTGATGCTGCACCGGTCGATCACATCCTGCAAAACTAACCCCACAGCTTCAAGCCTCAAATCCAAAGGCATCGCAAGCTTATGCCCGGTTTTCTCCTGCGTAATGAAAAGGAGGCCGTCCCGCGCATCGGAGAACCGCAATCTTGTGACGTCTTCACGCCTTTGCCCGGTGACCAGCGCCAGATCCATTGCGTTCGGCAGCCACGCCGAGTTTTCCTCAGCTATCCCCCTTATTGCGTTGAAGTGCTCCAGCAGCAGCCTTTCTCTCTTAACCTTCGGCGTCGGCGCGCGCGTCGGTTCTGCCGGGTTCCTGTCTATATGTCCCTCAACAATCGCTTCCCGGAAGATATCCAGCAAAACTGAGCGCAGGCCGGAGGCCATGCTCTTCTTATCACATGCGATGTAGTATTCGAGAAATTCGGCAACGTCCTTCGTCGTCACTGAGGCAAGCGGTATTTTGCCGAACTCATCTTTGATTGTGGCGATCTGGTTCTTGCGCACTTTCATCGTGCTTGCCTTCAGACCTCTTCGCTCAAGAATAACCACGTAACGCTCCAGCCATGCCGACACCATAAATGTCGGCACGTCTTTAATTTTGTCGAGGAGTGTTGATGGAAGGTAGTTCTGGTCGATATAGCTATTGGCTTCTATGGCCTGAGCTATTGCATCTTTCCGGTCAACCCGGCCGAGCGATATTTCCTGCCCGGTGATCGGGTTGCGCCATGAGAAGAGCTTATCTCTTTTGCGAAAGGTCAGATTACGGGGCAGGTTAGCGTCGTAACGTACTGGCCTGTTCGCCATGTTTCAGTCTCTCCAGTAGGGTGCCTTTCTTGGGCAGTTCTTGCCGTATTGCCTTTGGGCGTAAGTTCTTTTTGCTTGGATCCACGTAAATAGAATCCGGAACCAACCGGTACTCTTTTCCGTGACGCTCCGGTGCTGGATAAATTCGCCCTTCACGACACCAGCGGCGCAGCGTCGATAGAGAAGGTGGGGTGGAATAAACAGAGTCTGCCCATTCCTGCAGGTTCATAAGCTTTGCCATTTTGCCTCCTGCTGGCAGCCAATTATAAGGCTGCCAGTGACGTGTTAATGATAATTCAGAATCAACTCACCTGGCCCGGCAGCGCACGCAGTCGGCGCATCCCCGTCATCGCCGTCGCGACATAGCTGCGGCTGCGATTGACCACCTCTACCCAAACCTTCACGCCCGACACCCGGACGGTGTATGTCTCTTTCATCTTGCTGCGGCCGTAGTCGCCGTAACGCTGGTGGTGTGTCTCCAGCGCAATTGCACATGCCTGGCGCGCGATGGGTGACTGCTTATTGCCGCGGTTAATTAGCTTCATATTCACCTCATCCCATAAGGCCAAGCTGATAGTTGAGTTCTTGCAGACACTCCCGGTCAGATTCAAGGCAGTAGTTCCATTCACGCTCATACCTTTCTTCTGCAATCACCCAGCGCCAACCGCCGCGCGCGTTAAGTACCCGGCGAACCTTGCGTTTAATTACGGTGTCGATATCGAATATTACGCCGCCGCCGGCACCAATCCCGTTACGCAAAACATCCAGGTCAACTGTGATGACTCGGTACAATTTCGGCAGTTTATTGAGTTCTTCTATTCGCATACTCACCTCACACAAACACATCAATCGGATCGCCATTGCTGGCGGCGGCGCGGTTCGCTTCCCGGCGCAGACCGAGGACGTAACCAACTGGGTCCCAGCTACTGAGGATGGCGCTTAACTCTTTCTGGCTGTGCCAGGTTGTCAGGCGGCCCTTGAGTGCGGTGGCGCAGGCGCGGACGTTCGCCCGGGTCGGGCCAGCCATCTTCATACACAGGCACAACGTCAGCAGCAGGTCGGAATACTCATCTGCAGCCGCGCGCAGCGCAGCAGGCTCAATGCTGGCTTCCAGCTCCGGCAGGCGGTGTTTCAGGCTCATACTTACGCTCTCCCCAGTCGAATACAGCGGTTACGCCGAGACGCAATCATGGCCACGCCGGTTACCGTCTTCTGCAGGCGGGATAATGCCTCTATGATGGCGATCCAGTGGTAGTTCTCGTCTTTGTTGACGAAAATCCAGAAGAACTGGTCCAAAGCGGCCGTCTCGCAGTACATTGCCGCGCTCAGGTGGTAGTCGCGGTCGATGATTTCCCGGTGCAGCTTGGCGCGCAGGCCTTCCTGCTTGATGTTCCACATGCTGATGGTTTTGAGGTCTGCACCGACGCGAACACCATCGAGATCGATTTCGAGGTCAGGGCGCACACGGACTTCCAGCCCGGTTTCATCGTCAAAGCCGAAATAACTCACTTCGACGGCGCGGCTCGGATGGGTCAACAGCTTGCCTGCGGTCGGGTGGTCCAGCAGTGCTTTCTGAATGGCCAGTGCAGTGCTCAACTGCTGGCGGGTGACCAGCACCTTGCCTTCCGGGTTCTCGCGCCACGCATCCAGCAGTTCGTCGGCGAACACGGCGGAAGAGTTAACAGACTTCACCGCCTGAATCAGGTCTGTTTTAGTGCCGGAGACTTTCAACGCTTGAGGCTTCTGCGCTTCCTGCGCAACGAGGTCAGGGTTAATCACCGCCAGCTGCTCGAGCAGAGCGTCACGGCTTCCGCTGGTCTTCACCTGCGGCGGTAGGGTGGCGTTGTACTCTTTGATGCAGGCTTTCATCACCGTTGCTGTTTGCTTCTGGCCTTCTTCAATGCGCTGGAACTCAGCAGGCAGCCCCATGTAACTCTGACCGGTTTCTTCCAGCGAAGCGCCGAGCGGCACCTGCGACGGCAGGGTGGCGTTGTACTCTTCCAGGAATCTTTTGATATCATCAGCGCTTAACAGCACCGGCAGACCGTTGTTGTACTCATCGATAAACGCTCGGATCGTTGCCGTCGTGGTGAATGCGCCTTCCGGGATTACCGGCTCAACGCTGAATTCGGCATCCAGCAGCTCGGGCTGCAGCGCCAGCGCGTGCACCAGGTTGCCCATGTCGAGCACCGGTGAACGTTCTTTGACGATGGTCTTGGCGACGTGGCGGGCGTTGAAGTACATCAGCGATACGCGAGCATCTTTCACCTGCGTGCTGCTGATACCGTTCGCCGCGTGGTAAACCTCGTTAGGCAAGCCTTCGTAACGTCCTGGCTCGAAGAAAGCAGGGTACTCAGTAGCTGGTGCTGGCTGCGGTTCCTCCGGCGCTTCGTTGGTTACTTCCGGCGCAGAGTCAACTTCCGGCACGGATTGCCCGTCAGCAGCCAGGCTCGGCGCAGCTGCGGCCAGAATTTCCCCGGCGCTGGCGTCAGTTACGGTATTTGCCTGCTGATCATCTTCCACAGCACCTTCGCCTGCTGGTACCGCATCGTTAGTTTCGCCTTCGGCGCGCTCAGTCTCTTCCATCGGCTCATCGTGGGTGGTTTCCTTATTTTGTTTCGCTGGGGCGCTCATCAGGCCATCGATGGAGAACATGCCGTTGCCCATGCTGGCGATTTTTGGTTGTTCTGCGGCAGCAGGCTTCTGCTCTGCTGCTACCTGTTCGTTAGTCTCGTTTTCCCAGCTTTTTTCCGGCATATTGCCGGCGGTCGCCAGGGTTTCTTCAGTCGGGTGCTGGTGGTCGGTTTCTGTCAGGTTCGCGTTGATATACGTCTGCAGGCTGACCGGGAAGTGGTGAACGTTCTCTGCGGCGCCACGGATGAGTGCGAAGATAGCGGCGCGCGAATAGTCCAAGATGCCAGCGGTATTACGCAGCGCTTCGACCACTCTTTGAACGGGCTTTCTTTCTTGCTGACGATCTCTTTGGCTCGACGGTGCGCACTGCCAGGAATGTCGTAAATATTGAATTCATCATCCAAAGTAGCCAGCGCAATCTCAGCGTCCAGCGTGTCCAGTGTGTGAACATAATCAGTATTGCGATCGGTCTTATTGCCGCCGCCAGCATTGGTTTTAACTTCGGTGCGCTGAATTTGCGCCACGCGGTTACCTTTCTGCCATTCTTTAACCAACATCTCGCGGTCGGTGTCGACTGCCACCCACATACGAACGAACCGCATAAGCAGGCCCGTATCACTGCGTTTGTCCTGCGGGAAAACTGCTTTAACTGCAGACGTAAATTTCCACAGGGTAGGCATGTCCAAGGTCTTAACTTCAGGTACGTTCTCCGCTGCCAGCAGCAGGTTCTGGACGTAGGTGTTGTCCGTGTCCATTTCCAGAGCGGAGATTTGCGCCTGGGTTTCTTTGTTGATGCAGTAGACGTGCAGGTCTTCGGCAATGAACTGCGCCAGCAGCTGCACACGGAAGCCCATCGGCGAGATGTTGTCTTCAACGTTAACAATCTTGCTTTCGTGGCCGTCGTCATCATCCTGTTCTGCGTCTGCGTCTGCGTCTGCGTCTGCGTCTGCGTCTGCGTCTGCGTCTGCGTCTGCGTCTGCGTCTGCGTCTGCGTCTGCGTCGCCAGAATCATCATGGTGGAAAGCATCCTGCGGCGCCGCGCCGTCTTTCAGTTGCCAGGTGAGCTGGTCTTCGGCCAGTTCGTAGCGTTCGCACCATGCAAAATCAACCACGCCTTCATCCGGCAGGTCGTTAAATACCGGGAAATCGGTGCGGATAGGCTTCATGTAGTCTTTTCCGCGACCGGTCTCAATGCCAGCATCTTCCAGGTCAACATCAAGCTGCAGGTTGGCCCGCGCTTCTGATTTCGCACTGCGCCAAATCACTGCGTCTTTCTTTCCGGATTTCTGAGTGGCCTTAACCACGTTAAAGAATTCCATGTGAGATCCTCTTTTTTGGGTGTTAGAATCCCTGGGCCATTGTTGGCGCCCATTGGGTGTGTTCATTGGTTTTGGTAATTTCCGGTGTAACTTTGGTCGGAAGCACCGGACGTACAGGCCCGCTTCGGCGGGTTTTTACGTTATGACTCGTGAGCCATCTGGTCGTACGAAGCACAACGTACACAGCAGTAATCGCGCTCTTCGTGCTTCAGTTGCGCGCCGTGAATCAGCGTCAGCTTGTTCTTCACTTCTTTGCCTTGCTCAATCGGCTTTCCGCAGAGGCGGTAAGCGCATTTCTTCTGGTTATGCATCCGGGTTCCCCTTCTGCGCCAGCAGGTAGCAGAGGCGGCGGAGTAGTGCCTCAAAGTAATTCAGTTTCACGGCCTGCTGCCGTGCTGGTTCTCGTGCAAAATCAATCATCGCTGTTCCCCAGGTGACCATGTTCACGAAGCCAGGTAATAACATCATCCGGTGATAGGCGTTCCAGAATCTCCGGAAGCTTGCCGTCGTTGTCGGCCCAATCGATATAATTAGAAAGCTCGATGGCCGGGAACAGCGTGCCGTCTTCGATATCCTCCAGTACTTCTTCAAGTTCAACTCCACGAACTTCAGCGTTCACGAAATCACGATAGCCACTGGTCGAAACATCAACTCCTTGGGCCTTAATGTCTAAATCGATTTTCATCTCACCCTCGATACCTTGTTGTTGGTTAGCGAACTTCGCTGGTGGCGCCGTGGCGCTGATCTTCACAGTTGAGCGTTTGAACTCTGCAATTCACCACCGCGAAGCCCACTCTTTGTGTCTTGCCCTTGTCGCCAGGCTGGCGGAACGTAAAGCCTGATGCGCTATTTGTGATCCACCGTCGGGAGGTTTCTTCCTGTTGGTGGTCGTAGTGCGTCTTGGTGATATTGATTAAACACAAAGTTTAAACATGTGTCAACAAAATGAATATTTAAAAATAAGCCAAATGTTTAAAGTGGCGGTTAAGGGTTGGTTTTGAGAGGATTTTGGACAAAAAAAATCCCAGCGCTGAGGCTGGGATCACGGGATGTTTGGGGTGGGGTTCTAGGGCTGAATGCTGGGAGAAGGGAAGTAAAAACCCGGCGCGGTGGCCGGGAAAAGTATTAATTATTTGAGGACAAGGCCATTCAGGGCATCGAGTATCTTAGATACGTAACTGCCAAATATGTAGACACAAAAGGCAAATACAATACTTGTTACGGCACAGGTTGCTTTTAAAGTTGTCTTTATGGAGCCAATGCCGGTTTCAATTGTAGTTAATCTTGAGTCAATGGCTTTAATGTCTGCTTTTACTTCAGCAATATCCCGTTTGATATATTCAACATCGGCTTCAAGTCTAGCAACTCTACCTTGCATGTCATCCCCTCCACCATTGCCATCACCATATTGGAATGATGCATCATCGGGTTGATATTGTCTATGTCGTGCATGTGACTCGGGGCCAGCGCTGTAAGCTAAACGAATTTTATTCTCAGGCATTTTCATCAACCATATGAATATTAAAGAAAATTGATTTCTCATCCACTTTGGTTGTCATCTCCTCCCATAGCTCACAAGAAAAACTATAGGTTCCAGATTCTTCGACCTCAAAAAACATATCAGCTGAGAGAAAGGTCGTTCCATACTCAGGGTGTATATGGTTAGAGGGAATTCCGTCTAGGTTGTGGGATGTTAGGACCTCACCTCCGGACGGAGACCTAAGATCCATGCGAATTATATAGGAGCTTCCATGATTTAGATCAGCAAAGGCCGTTCCTATAATCATACCTACATGGTTATTACTCGTGATGAAATTAAGGGTGGGTAAAGGGAATCCATCTTGTTGTCTTTTGGCTGGATAAATAAACGCAATCTTACCTTTATGATTACTGGTATCGATACTTTCTCCATCCAAAAGGAGTGCATCTGGACCAAGAGTAACGTGCGATTTATCAAGTCTGGGCATGATTGGCATCCCCCATGCGTCCTGTCGTTTGTGCTGCGTTGACTGTCATCAGATACATATGTGGGATCTAATCTTCCTGAGACCGAATCCGACCCTTCATGTACTTCTCGTACATCGCATCCAGCTCTTTTAGGCGAATGGAGAATATGCGCAGCATGTTTTCCTGCTCATCCTCAGGGAGCTGGCGATAGAGTTCGAGCAGTCGCTGCTCATCCGCCTTTAATCCATCCTTTTCGCCAACCTCCTGACCGAGAACCCACTCAAGACTTACCCCGAGTGCATCCGCCAGTTTCATTGCAGAACTTTTCCCAATAGTCCCACGCACGAACCAGTTATTGACCGATTGAGCACTGACCCCACATATGCGGGCCATGTCTGATTTGGTCAACTTCTTAAGCTCGAGGATCTCGTTGAGCCTCTGCACCTGTGGGTGATCAATCTGATGAGTTTTTTCTTTCATACGTCGAATTCTAAACCAAAAGTTTATGAGCTCAATATTCAAAATGTTGACATGATTTTAAACTTTGTGTTTAATTCATGTGTTGCCACTGGAGCCAAATATGAAAGCAATTGATAAAGCCATCTCTAAAGCAGGAACAGCCACCAGGCTAGCGGAGTTGCTGAAGGTTAGTGCAATGACCATTAGCCATTGGCGTAACCGTTATCAGGGCGTTGTTCCCGCTGATCGCGTACTTCCAATTTATGGCGCCACCGGCGTCACCCCGCACGAGCTGCGGCCCGATCTATACCCAAACCCAACCGATGGGTTACCACGTTAGGAGGCCTAATCATGCAGGTACTTACTTTTCAAAATGATAGCGAAATAAGTCCGGGCGTAATGATAAATCGCGCTCAGGCACATAAGGGGCCAAGTCACGAAGATATTCGCGATGCGGTCCGCGCCTCGGCGGGTGTAGATGGCCAGGATGTGGTTACGGCTCTGATCATCGAAGAGTACCGGGCGCAGGGTGGTGATGACATCACTTTCCCTGATGATCTCTGTCGTAAACGCCAGAAGCTCTTTCGCTTCCTGGACAACCAATTCAACAGCGAACGGTATCGCGAGAACGTCCGGCAGCTAACTCCGGCGATCCTCGCAGTTCTTCCGCTGGAGTACCGTAACCGCCTGCTGCCGGAAGACAACATCATGGCGCGCCTGGCGCGGCTGGAGAAAGAGACCAGCGAAGCGAAGATAGCCATCGCCATGGGCGCGCCAAAGCATCAGAAGCTGAAGGAATTGAGTGAAGGGATTGTCGAGATGTTCCGCGTGGATCCTGACTTAACGTTACCGCTGATGACGCTGGTGACTTCAATGCTGGGGGTCGTATGACTGGGTTGGAAAAGGCGAAAGCCGCGGTGCTCGAACACCAACGGCTTTCTAGTGCAAAAACGGGTAGTCATTGCGAGATCATTATGACAAACGCATGTACAAAACACCAGGCGAAAGGAGCATAGCATGTCGAATGTTGCTTACGCCGATTTTGCGGCGCGTTCCGCCGTCAGGAGCAACCGGATGGAGAACCAGAAGACCGGATTCATCCCGTTGTACCGGAGTGTACTGAAGAAGCCTTGGGCGAAAGATGTGTTCCTGCGTACGTTGTGGGAGAACCTTCTCATGGGCGCCGCCCGCCAGCCCTATACGGCAACCTTTAAAGGCCGTCAGTGGCCGTTACAAACCGGACAACTGGTGACCACATCAGCCGATCTCGGACTGAAGCTATGCGACCGAAACGGAGACCCAACAAGCCGCCATGCAGTTGATCGCATGCTATCTCTTTTCGTTAAAGAGGGGATGATTTCAACAGCCGGAGAGAAGCGAAAAGGCACTGTGATAACCATCACGAATTATGTGCAATATGCTCAAAAAATGGACAATTTACCCGCGCAATTCCCCGAGCATTACGGCGAGCATAGCTCCGCGCATGACGAAGATAGCAACGGCGGGCCTTGCGGCTATGATGCCGCGCATTCGTCCGAGCATAAGCCCGAGCATTTCCCCGAGAATCATGAACAACAAGGTAATAACAACAATAAAAACATTAAAAGATCTTCGTCAGAGAATTCTGGCGAATCCTCCGACAACCGCCTGAAGAAGTTTTTATCAGCTCATCCTGATGCGGTGATCTACACCCCTAACTTCGCCAAGTGGGGAACTGCAGCAGACCAGCAATGCGCAGAGTGGATTATCGTTCTGGTCGAAAAAGTTAAACCCTCCACGAAGAAACCAATTCTGGCTGCATGGGCTAACGATGTCCGCCTGATGCGCGAACTGGACGGCCGCAGCCATCGTGAGATCTGTGAGCTGTTCCAGTGGGCCAGCAAGGATGCTTTCTGGCACACGAATATCCTCTCTCCGGCAAAGCTGCGCGCCAAGTGGGACACGCTGAGTCTCCAGCGTGATGCTGGCGCTACACGAGCAACCACTGGCAGCCGGCAGGCTATCGACTTCAACAACACCGACTGGATCAACGGGGTATTCGATGAAAACTCTCTCTGAGCAGATGGTCAATTTTGACCGTGAAAACTTTGCGCGCGTCGCCCGTGGCATGCCGGAAATCCAGGATGCACCTGAACCCAAGGTCGAGCAGACGGCGGAAATCTTCAATTCGCTGTTCAGTGCGCTGCGTGCCGCGTTCCCGGCGAGTGTCCACACCTTCAACGATCAGGCTGAATTCAATGAACTGCGCCGCCAGTGGCTGATGGCATTCCGTGAAAACGGGATCGCCACGATGGAGCAGGTTAACGCCGGTCTGCGCGTTGCTTGCCGCCAGGAGCGTCCGTTCTTACCATCGCCGGGGCAATTCATCGCCTGGTGCCGTGAAGGTCGTAGCGTGCTTGGCGTTAGCGCTGCTGACGTCATGTCCGAGTACTGGAAGTGGCAGAAGTTGATTTTCCGTTACCCATCCAGCGAGCAATACCCATGGCCTAAACCGGTTCTGTACCACATCTGCCTGGAACTGCGCCACCGCAGCACCGAGGGGCAGCTGAGCCGTCAGGAGCTGGAGCGTGAAGCGGTGAAGGTTCTGGACATGTGGGAACGCCGGGTGCAAGGCGGCAAACCAGTTCCACCTATTCGCCGTGCACTGGCAGCACCGAAAGCAGCGACCGGGCCAACACCGGCAGAGCTGCTGATGGCGAAATACAAACAGAACAAAGCCGCGGGGAGGGCATGAGCATGACTAGCACAGAACAATTTGAAGCGTGGTATCTGGAAAGTTGGGGGCGCACTGAAGATAACCATGATGATTCGCTTTTTGAAAAATCACCTCATGATGGCGAGTATTACCGATTTGGCGTCCGCCTGGCATGGAAGGCCTGGCAAGCAGCATCCAAAGCATCAGAGCAGCAGCTTCTCGAACTGTCAGTGAAATTAGCTAACGTTGAGAGCGAGCGCGCTGAGCTTGCGGCGGAGAATGCGGGGCTGAAAGCTAACCTGATGTTCTGGGATGCTGATAACCCAGAAGCACCATATGAATCACCTGATGAAATCGCAAGTGAATACGCGCTTGGCTACAACGACGAGTTTGAGGTCCAGGTCGCCGCAAAATTGCCTAACCGGGTTTACCGGGTCTGCGAAAGCCGTGAGTTTGAGTTCGATATTGAGTTGGTGACTGGTGATGGAATCAAAACCCCGGCAACCGACGCCGCCATTGCAAACATCCAGGCTCAGGGTGTGGAGATGTTCGCTCATAGCATGGCGCACCACCTCTTAGTGATGGAGAAAAATGGTGAAGACGCAATTACCCAAATTCAGGTTGGTACCGCTTCACGCCTCGCTTTAGCGTTCGCCGCCCAGTTACGCCAAGGAGCCGAGCATGAGTGATTTACTTCCATGTCCATTCTGCGGAGGTGTAGCGCACGTAGCCATTGAGGCAGACCATCCAGAATATGGTTCAGGTGGTCGATTCTATTTTGTGCGCTGCGTTACGTGCAGAGCTCAATCTGGTAGCAAGTATGCAGGACCAGGCAATGACTGCCCGATATTTTATTCAGAAGTTAGGGCGGAGTGGAATCAGCGAGCCAAGCAGGAGGCCCAATGAACGATATCACCGCACTGACGCAGCGCATGCTACTCGATTTCACGAAGCCTCTGGAAACTGAATCCGGAGAGCCAGTTAAGCACGTCTGCCATGACGTCATTGAGTACAGATGCGCGCGTGTTTGTGTCGATGCTGCAACGGGCATCGTCTACAGCAGCCCATATGTTGGGTTGAAAATACGAAATGCCAGCCAGTATGCCGTGCTGCGGAAATTTACCGAAGAGGCAGCATCCGCTTATTCAGATTTTGAAAACGGCTATATCAGCGACATGAAATGCGGAGATCGTTCCCACGAATATCTGATGTTTGTGAAAGAACCAGCCAACGTCCTGGCGCTGGTAGAGGCGCTGGAAGCCAGGGGTAAGCAGATTGCTGATAGTGAAAATCGTGTTCGCCAGCAGAACCGTCATGTTTGCGAGCTGTTCGACGAGAACGCAGCATTGCGCCAGCGCATCGCACAGCTGGAGTCCCGCACCGTCACCGTGAAGCTGCCAAAATCACACTTGGCAGACATCAATGCTCACGACGAGGACTTGATGCAGAACTGGTGCAGTGTGATTCGGTGCTCAGAGATGATTTCTGCACTGACCACCGCCGGCATCCAGGTTATCGAAGGGGAAGGACAATGAGCTTACTGCCAGTAACGCACGACGAGCTTTGCCTGATCGCCTGCCGGTTCCTGCAAAACAACGGCTTCAAAGTCGCTTTTCATGACCGCTTCCGTGCCTGGACACCTTACGGTGAGCAGGCTGATGCTATCGGCTTTCGCAACGGCGCTAGTTGCCTGATTGAAGCCAAATGCTCTCGCTCTGACCTCTTGGCCGACCGCAAGAAACCTTTCCGGATTGAGCCTGAGAAAGGGATGGGTGATTGGCGCTTCATGATTAGCGAGCCGGGTATCGTAAATATTGAGGACTTACCGCCTGGATGGGGTTTGCTTCACGTCGTCAAAGGCCGGGTCAAAAAAGTGTATGGCTGGCCCGGTAACGTCGATTGGGTTGTCACGGCTAGCAAGCCGTTTAGAGCAAACAAGCAGGCCGAATGCGACTACATGTTTAGCGCGCTCCGGCGCATGGATTTACGCGGTCACCTCAAGGAGGTTTATGACGGTGTAATCGTGAACAAGCCAGAGGGAAATGCAGCATGACAATCAACTTAACAGACCCAGCTAACCACCCGGCAAACTCTCCACTGACAGGTGAGCGCATTGAACGCGTTATCGAAGCGCTGGAGAGTTCTCTCCAGTATCGCAACGGCAGCAGCATGGACCATTTCATTGCTGATGCGGTGAAGGGGCTGAGAGAGCTGCGGGAGAGTCGGGAGGCGGTGCCAGTGGCGTGGCGTTATCGCTATGTGCATACCCCAAAAAGCGAAGAGCACGGCTCGCATTTCACTACGGACTGGGTTTTCTGCGACAGCGAGGATGAGTGCAACCCGTCTGATTGCTTTGAACGTCAGGCGCTCTACGCCGCTCCGCCATCGCCGGTAGTGCCTGACATGCTGCCATGCCCTGTATTTCTGGAGCCAGGGCTTAAGTTCGGCAAGGGAGTTAGCACCCAGTGCATGCTTGATGCACTAAACCGTCGGGCTGAATATCACGCAGAGCTTGATGCGATGACCCCAGAGCAAAGGGCCGAGCATGATGCTGGTATCGCTGAGTTTAAAGCGATGCTGGGAGGTGGTTTCCGCGACCTATCCACACCAGTAGACCCGCAGGTTGCCGAATATGAGGAAATTATGAATCAAGCTATTCCAGATAACTCATTCACGAATGAAGAACTTGAAGCAATGGCGCACGGCAACAATCCGCAGGCTAATGCGTATCGTGAGTTGCTGGCGCGGCGAAACTCTCCGGTCACTCCGGATGGTTGGAAGGTGGAGGCAGAACGACTGGCCGAGCTTCACGGATGCAGCTTTGTTGTGTTCCGGCATGGAGAGGAGCCTCAGTGTGCTGACCCTACCAAGGTAATCATCTCGTTCACGGATAAAGGCCTGGGTTATGCTGATGCGGCAAGCTCACCGACAGCCCGCGCAGTGATAAGAGATGAAATGAAAATGGGTGCACGTCTCACAAACCACCGATTTAAGCCTTAGTCCATATCCACGACCAGTGATGTATAATCCCCTCCATAACCGAGGGGATTTTTTAGGAGCACCTATGAATTGGGGATTTACTGATGCCGACTGGAATATGGCTATTGCGGCAATTACAGCATTTGGTGGTTTGGCTGCAGCGTATGCAGCATTCTTAAGTAGACAGACAGCAACGAAATCTCTTCAACTTCAAAGCAGAATGTATGCTTATGAGTCATTAAAGAATTGTGCGGAGAGAGCTAACGGGTACGCCAAAGGGAAGCAAGGTTCTGATTGGACATTCCATGATGGAGCAAACATTGTCAGGAGCCTGCAGCAAGCCATGAAAATAGTACAAGATTATAGTGATGAAAAGGAAAGTAAAGAATTAAAGGAATACTTTATAAATCAAATCAATATGGAGTTATTTGAAGAGCTAAACTATAACGATGCCCCCGGCGCCTTATTTAAGGGAAAGGGAGATTGGAGCGGCAGTACTAAGCTTCATGATCAATGGAATGATGCCATTAAGTTTTTTAACTTAATGATTGCGACGGATGCTGATTTGGCCGATTAAAGGGATGCGAAAAGCATCCGATCCGCGCTACCTCGACATGGCATCGCAGAACGAGAAGAAGTAACCACCTTGACGCACCGCTGATAAAATAATACTGTTTATACATACAGTATTTTTATTGGTGAGGTGCCAAATGGGTTTTCCATCCCCGGCAAACGACTACGTCGAAACCCGCATGACCATTGAGTCCCTATGCCATATGGACGGCAACTGCACTGCCATCGAAACAACGATGGGCTACGCCGTCATCAACCGCGCTATCAACGTCGGGCAGGGCAGCATGGTGCTCATCGAGCATTGCGGTCGCAACCAGTTCGCCAAGCGCATGGGCGCGGCGCTTATCACTGACGACGGCGAAGCACTGGAAGGTGAGGCGCTGGACGACGTGAGCGTCCTGGGCGTGGTGACGCACCTGATTAACGAAGTAACGCGCGCTGATGACGATGAAGCCCCGATGTAGCCCAACTGAACCCGCAGATGCGGGTTTTTTTACGCCCGAGCCACGCATGATCGATTTTATCGATCGATATAAATCAATCGATCTGCAAAAGCGATTAAGAAGCGAACACATTCACGCAACACATCAATAACGCTTAATGTGAATCACTTTCATTTGGAAGGTGACGCATGCAGTGTCGGCGAGTGTCGGCAAGTGTCGAGGCCAATGATTCAGGGAGTTAGCGGCGTCACTTTTGCCGCACGAATTGTTAAATTAAACGATCATTTTTCGCACAAAGGTAAAGCTGAAAATTTATTTAAATCAGTGAGATAAATGCTATTGCATACCGCTATGGTTTTTGTGCATACTTTGGCAATTCAGATAAATACTGTATAAATTAACAGTGTCTATTTTTGGTTTTCTTTCGCCAGCTTCCGCCAGCTCAAAGGCCTTAGTTGGTCTGGTTGGTTCTTTGTGCTGATGCGAGAAGGAGGATTTGTGGCTGAGGACGTTGATGGAGTTGATGATTGGTATGACATTGTGCGGCGTTCAGATGGCCGCGTAGTGGGTTCGTTCTGCGGAGAGCGACGCCATCTCATTTACCGCCAGAACGGGATAGTATCACTGCGCCCGATGCTGGATGACGAACTCGTTTTTACTCACAACTCCATGGTTAAATTCCTGAAACGCTGCGGTTATGGCATTACACCACATCCTGATAATCTGATATCATAATTTCATAGGCCTGAACAACCTATGCCTGATGCGCCACGGAGAACCCCATGGCGCACGAACTACAGCTAATCAAGCAGTCCCCAGGAATCCTGATCCCGGCTAATCCCGAGACCAGTGAAATTCTGCAATCAAAAATTAAGCTTGGCGCCGTGCTGGTGGCCAGGTTCAGACAACCCCGCAACTCCGCATTCCATCGACGCTTCTTCGCGCTGCTTAACCTCGGCTTCGAATACTGGGAACCTACCGGCGGCGCTATCTCGTCGAATGAACGCAAATTGGTGACCGGGTTCGCTAACTTCCTGGCGACGTATGGCGGCAGTTCAAACGCGCTGCAGGATGCCGCTGAGCAATATCTCGAGCAGGTCGCCGGGCGACGCATCACCAACGGCATCAGCCTCTGCAAATCCTACGAAGCGTACCGGGCCTGGGTCATCGTCGAAGCCGGGCATTACGACACCATCAAACTGCCTGACGGCTCACTCCGCAAACATCCCCGCAGCATCTCCTTCGCCAATATGGGCGAAATCGAGTTCCAGCAGCTCTACAAGGCCGCGCTTGATGTCCTGTGGCGCTGGATATTGTCCAAACCATTCCGAACGCAGGATGAGGCTGAGAATGCCGCTGCGCAGCTAATGAGCTTCGGGGGATGATGCCGATGAAATTTTCCTGGTTCCATCATCACGACTGCACCACCGAACAGGCCGACGAGCTGGTGGCGAGCTACCAGCGCCGCGGCGTCAAAGTTGAGCGCAGCCTGAACCGCGACAACATCACCTGGACTGTCAGCGCGCAGCTGCCGGAAGGCGAGAAAGCACCGCGCCCGAGCCGCGTGTGGCAAAACAAGGCGTGGGGGTGAGCATGGCTAAGCTACCGCGCCGCAAGTGCGCCAACAAAGAATGCCGCCAGTGGTTCCACCCGACGCGCGACACGCAGACCGTATGCGGGTACGAGTGCGCCAGCGCAGTCGGCAAAGAACAGGCCAGAAAAGCCCGGGAGGATGCACAGCGCAAGGAGTCTGCCAAGCAGCGCGCCACCGAGAAGAAAGAACGTGCAGCCTGGCGCCAGCGCAAAGCAGCAGTTAAGCCACTGAAGCACTGGGAGGATGTGACCCAGCGCGTCGTCAATGACTACATCCGCGAGCGGGACCATGACCTGCCATGCATCAGCTGCGGCACGTTCGATACCATCCAGTGGGAAGCGGGGCATTACCGTTCACGCGGCAAGGCCTCACACCTCCGCTACACCGAAGACAATATAAATAAACAATGTCACCACTGCAATGTGCAGATGTCGGGAAATCAGCAGCAATACCGCATGGGCCTTATCGAGAAAATCGGGCCTGAGCGCGTCGAGGCGCTCGAAAACAACAACACCCCACACCGATACACCATCGAAGAACTCGAAGCCATCAGGAAGCATTTCAGCGCACTGAGGCGTCATCTCGCCAAAACCAGGGAGGCCGCATGATTTACGACCTCAAATTGCCGCACTGGACATCGCTGCTTAACTGCCCATTCTGTGGTGGCGAGGCAGAACTGGTTGCTGATGGCGATGGCGTTTATGCCGGATGCGCTGCAAAACAGTGCCTGATTAAGCCGATAACCGACACCTATTCAACAAAACGCGACGCAATCCGCGCATGGAACCGGAGGCCAACGTGACCAGAGAACAGATTATCCGATACCAGGCCGAAAGCGTCATGCGCGCCAGACTGCCGCCGGTAGCAAAACATAGCCAGAACCAGACTAAAGCCAAACAGCCAAACAGGGCCGCAGCGTGAATCTTGAAAACACCGTGAAATACCACTTCGCAAAATCCACGCTGATTAGCGACTCTCCGCGCGCTACCGCATCAGATTCACTGACCGGCACCGATATCATGGCTGCCATGGGCATGACACAGGAGCTTGCCGCTTTGGGCTACAGCGCTTTCCTTGGAAAGATGGGCATCAGCCAGAACGACCGCGAGCGGGCGATCTCGTTGCTGGCCGAGTATGCGCTGACCAAATGCGACAAGATTGCCGCGCTGCGCAAGCTCGCCGCTGGGGTTAAGCCGTTGGTCATGCACCAGCTCGCCACCTTCGCTTTTGAGGACTATTCCCGCAGCGCCGCCAGCGTGAAGCAATGTGACTGCTGCAACGGTGAGGGCTTCATTGATGCTGAGGTCTTCAGTATGAAAACCAGTACGCCGGCATGCGCAAAAGAAATCATCAAGAAATCAAAAGAGTGGGGTCTGAAAGTCAACCCTTCTCAGTATCAGAACCGGCGCGAAGTGCGAGAGGTCGCTCGTGTTCTCTGCCATCAGTGTCAGGGGAAAAAGGTCATTAGTTGTGCCTGCTCTGATTGCCGGGGGCGCGGTAAATCGGTGAATCAGGATCTAACTGAGAAGCAGGGAGTGCCGGTGCTGGCAGACTGTAAACGCTGCGGCGGTCGCGGGTACGAGCGGATCCCGTCAACTGAGGCCCACACGGCTGTCTGTCAGATTACGGATGCTATCAGTCTGGACACGTGGAAGAAGTCTGTTAAACCGTTCTACGATCAGTTAATTACGAAATTCGATATCGAAGAAGCCTGGGCTGAAGCGCAACTGAAACAGATAACGCGATAGGGATTGCGGAAATTAGTTAGAGCTATTTACTTTTCCCGAATCTGTGTTAATTTTATTCCAACGATGGGTTAATGCCTTCGTTTCAAGCCCTGCGGTTAACACCGTGGGGCTTTTGCGTTTCTGGAGGATAAGAAAATGCACCAGCAAACGGATAGACCGCAGCCGAAAGGCAAAGCAGCAGTCATGATGCTGCCCCGAGTCGCGTAATGGCGAGCCTGTGTAGTGATGGGTGAGGGTTCATAGATCAAAACAAGCTCCGGTAGAGCAGCGCGAACGCCAGACGCGCACCGGTTATCAGCGGCGATAGAGCGACAGCACCTCAAGGGCATGAGCGTGGCCACTCCGGGTAGTGGCAAAAGTTTTAGGGCTGCGCTAACGCGTGGCCCTTTTTTATTCAGGCCGCCGACAATCACCCTCATAAGCCACGTAGCTATCGTGTCGGACGGCCTCCTCTTACTACATACAGCACCCCGGCCCCATCGGAGGTGAGAGATGTTACGAATGGACAAAATAACCACCGGCGCAGCTTACGGCGCCTCTGCGGGGAGCGTGTTGAACGGCATTCTTAACGCATACAGCCCTGAGCAGTGGAACGCCATTGGCGTACTGGTGGGCATAGTAGTTGCTGTTCTTACGTACCTGACAAATTTGTACTTCAAGATCCGCGAAGATAATCGTCGAGACAGGAGCCAGAATGAACCCGACTCTGAGAAATAAGCTGACGAAGGCCATTCTCGGTGGCTCCGGTGCGATCACCATTGCCGCCGTCATGCTGGGTAATGCTGACGGGGTGGAAGGGCGACGGTATTACGCTTACCAGGATGTCGTCGGAGTATGGACTGTGTGTGATGGACACACTGGCGCTGACGTTCGCAGCGGTCACCGCTACACAGACAAAGAGTGTGATGACCTTCTGCATTCTGATCTGCGAAAGGTGGCGGCTGCCATCGACCCGCTGATTAAGGTTCGCATCCCTGAGCCTACCAGGGCAGCACTTTACTCGTTCACCTATAACGTGGGCGCGGGAGCATTCAGCAAATCAACTCTGCTGAGAAAGCTCAATGCTGGCGATGTAGAAAGTGCCTGCAAAGAGCTGCAGCGCTGGACGTATGCTGGTGGGCAACAGTGGAAAGGGCTTATCACCCGACGTGAGGTAGAGCGCACAGTCTGCGAATGGCAGCAGAAGCCGCAACTATTCAACAATGGTGCTGGACCGCTCAATCCCGGCATATCAACACCGGCACCAGGGGTGTTCTGATGAGACTGCATTACCTAATTGCGATCGCGGTATTCATTCTCTGCCTGTTTGGTGGGTCTTGCTGGTCGGCCTGGTACTACAGCGACAAAGCCAGCCGTGAAAAGGCACGGGCAGATAGCGCAGAACAGCAGGCCGAATCGGCAAACATCGTCACCGCCAATGTCATTCAGACCGTGAACATCATCAACGATATTTCAAAGGCCAACCAGGATGCAAAGAGGCAGATCACAATTGAGTCACAGAGAGCTCAGGCAGATATCAAAGTGGCTGTTGCGGGTGACGATTGCGCTAATCAGTCTGTGCCTGCTGCAGCTGCTGACCGGCTGCGGCAATACGCGGACAGTGTACGTGCCGGTTCCGGTGATACCACTGCCGGCAAGCCTGACAGCTGAGACGCCCCAGCCAGCCATTCCAGAACCGCTGACCTACGGGGCCAGTCTGGATCTGAATGTTAGCCTGCTGTCGGCGCTGGGCCAATGCAATATCGACAAGAGTAGCATCCGGAAGATTGAAGCATCACGCGGCTCAAAGTAGCCATTCCAAAGCTCATCTGCTGGTGGGCTTGATAATGTCGTATCGTTCGAGAAGCCATAATTCGATAGCCAGGCATGCCGTTTTGACAATCTCGGTTATTGACGGTTTTAAGGCGATGACAAGGGATAGGTATGACTCAGGGTACATAAAACCTCCTATAGATTGTGAAGGAGGACGATTCCTTCCTTCTATAGTGCAACCTTAATCATCTCCCTTTAGTCAGGGTTAATTCCAAAGGGAGGCATGGTGGGCATTACAGCAGGCATTCGCTGAGTGCATGTGATAATGTCAAAACACTGTACTCACTGACGCCGCTGAACGGGATTATTTCACTCTCAGAGAGCGAATCGGAACCAGCGGGAAAATGATCGCCGGGTTGCAGGATTACATCAGGCAACAGTGCTTGAAATGATCGTGGCGCAATCGGCTGTCTTATCAGAAGACTCCTTACTGGAAACGAAGACGCGGATGTCACTATTTTAGCGACTACTATCATTAATCCTTCTCAAACTGTGTTTGTTTTGTCGTTCTGTCCGAGCGCCTCTTTTAGGAAGTATAACCAGATATTGGTAATTGGCGGGGCATCGATGTAGGTGTGCAGCGTAGAAGTGGTTGCCTACCATAAACTAACAATAGGGCCGGTTTTGGGTATTTATTAGAATTCGGAATTTTAGTATCGTATGTCGAATGAGATAAACTGCTGCCGAGTAGATATATGAGAACTATTGCAACATGCATGAAATGCTTTCAGGAGCTTGGCCATCCAAGTAATGAAATTGTCTATTTACCATATTACGAAGATAGGATCGCAATTCACAGTTGCTCACATGGACATAAAAATGCTCTCGTGCTTCAAAGCCAGAAGTTTGAGGTCTTATTGGAATCCGGAGCTGAAGCGTTGCTGAAAGGATTTACATTGGAGGCATGCGCAACATTTTATGCGGCGCTTGAAAGAACTTATGAGTTCGCCATCCAAGTCTATGTAGTATCAAGGGATATTGATGGCGAAGCTTTCGTAAGTATGTTTAAGGAAATCGCAAGACAATCAGAAAGACAGATAGGTGTGTTTATGGCTCTGTATCTCCTTGATACGGGGAAGGCTTATAAGTTAGATCCTAGTTTGTCCGAATTTAGAAACAAGGTTATTCACAAAGGGGAAATCCCTACGCCTGAAGCCGCACATGAGTTCTGCTCTAAAATTTACGGGCGGATATCTGAATTGATTGATGTCTTGAAAGTGGCACATTCTGAATCCATTCAAAGTATTGTCATTAATGATATGCTCAAGCGACAATCTAAGTTAGATGCGAATACCACTGTGGCGTCTTCATCTGGAACCTTATTTTTTAGTTTGTCAAATAGCTTGATTAATCGTGATTTCGATTCTAATTTACAGAGCTTTAAGACAACGATAGAAAAAATGTTTGGAGATGAAATTTAAATTCTTCACGCAATTTTATTGCAACCCGCACCCAAATTAATAGTAACTAAACCAGTGTACCCGCTGGTTTTTTGTTGAATCTAATAAGGAGAGGCTATGAACAAGATAGGCAGGCCACTTCCATCACCTGCCTTTGTTGCTGAGTTTGCTCCGCACATTCGGTTGATTCCTACCGATGGACTGTGGGAGTGGGTGCAGGAGCACATCATCGCTGATGGCGCACATCTGCATAATCCCGACCACTTCCACCTTGCTACCACTCACAATTGGGTTAGCCCATTCCAAAGCTCATCTGCGGGTGGGCTTGATAATGGCACCCATCAGCACAGAATTTACTTTTTTGCCATGTTATTTAAGAGTAATCTGACTGCTCTTTTAACAATATGGATTTGTTTTTTATGAAGATATTATGGGGTTTTAGTGTCATCTGTGGTGTGATTGGCTTCCTTCAGGGCGTTGTCGCTGTCTTTGGTGCAACAGGAGCTCCTCAACAAGCAGCTGGTGCGGCTATGGGGCTGGCTTGGGCTGTAATCCCGTACTGCATTTGCCGTGCCATCCAGCAAATGAGCCCACAAAAAGTGATTATTGAGAAGAGCGAATAAGCGCTTAGATTCGCAAATAACCGCCTTCGGGCGGTTTTTTATTGCCATTACCACGGGTGGACCCATCGTAATGGCGGTATGGCTACACTCTTTTCCCGTCAACCGTAACACTGGCATCAGCTGAGCTGTTGGGGATGTAAATTTTGACCTTAGAGCCGCTTTCGGTAATCACCTCAATCGTCACGGATGTTGGCGGTGCGCCAGTATCGTCGCCTGTGAAGGCAGTAACGATCTCTTCTGAGGTTTTATCCTCAATGATTGGCATAAGGTCGCCGTTAACCAAGCCAGCGTAAATCTTCACGTTGCCCATAGGCATCTCCCAAAGGTATTTAAATGGCACTCACTGACAAACAGGATATGTTCTGTCGCGAGTACCTCATCGATTTAAACGCCACTCAGGCAGCAATTCGTGTGGGGTACAGCGCTAAAACTGCTAACCGTACCGCTACAAAGTTGCTGTCAAAAGCTGTCATTCAAAACAGGATTGCTGAACTCAAAGCCAAGCGCAACGAAGATGTGGGTATTGATGCCGATTATGTGCTCCGGCGCTTGGTTGAGATCGACCAGATGGATGTTTTAGACATCCTCAATGATGACGGCAGCCTCAAACCAATTACTTCATGGCCGAAGGCCTGGCGAATTTCTCTAACCGGCCTGGATATCAGCACCACGATACAAAACTTCGACGAAGAGACCGCAGAAACCATCCTCAAAAAGGTTAAGTGGCCTGACAAGGTGAAGAACCTTGAACTGCTCGGTAAGCACGTTCGCGTGCAAGCCTTCAAAGAGCAGGTCGAACAGAAAGTAGTAGCTACCCACAACGTCATGCTGGTGCCGACCAGCGACAACGTGGATAACTGGGAAGCGGCAGCACAGAAACAGCAGAGCGAGGTTCTTGGTGGATGAATTACAAAGCCGTCTGGAAACCTTTGCCGGGATCGCAATCGCTCTCCCTGAGCTGCCCGTGTAACGAAATCCTCTACGAGGGTACGCGTGGACCGGGTAAAACCGCCGCGCAGCTGGCGCGCTTCCGTCGCCTTGTTGGCCTGGGCTATGGCTCGTTCTGGCGTGGCGTGATATTCGATACCGAGTATAAGAACCTCACCGACATCATCACCCAATCGAAGCGAATGTACCGCCTGTTTAACGACGGTGCACGCTATCTGGCGTCGGCCAGTGAATTACGTTGGGTTTGGCCAACTGGCGAAGAACTGCTGTTCCGTTTCGGGAAAGAAGAGGGCGATTACTGGGACTATCACGGGCAGGAGTTCCCGTTTATCGGGTTCAACGAGCTGACAAAACAGCAGTCCGCAGAGTTCTACGAAATGATGTTCTCCTGCCGGCGATCGTCGTTCCGGCCAGAAAACTACCCGCTGGCGGACGGCTCGCTGCTTAAGCCGATCCCCTTGGAGACGTTCAGCACGACCAACCCGTTTGGCATCGGCCATACCTGGGTGAAGAAACGATTCATCGAACCTGCGCCGCGCGGCACCATCATTCGCGAAACACAGAAGGTGTTTAACCCGCAGACCGAACGAGAAGAGGACGTGACGCTTACCCGCGTGGCGATTCACGGTTCGTTCAAAGAGAACCCGTATCTGGATCCGCAGTACATCGCGACACTGATGTCCATCAAGGACCCAAACCGGCGCAAAGCATGGGTAGAGGGCTCCTGGGATGTCACCAGCGGCGGGCGCTTTGACCACTTGTGGAATGCATCGCTGCATGTCATTAAGCCGTTCCGTATCCCGGATAGCTGGACGGTTGACCGCTCCCATGACTGGGGTGAGTCGAAACCCTTCTCTAATCTCTGGTGGGCGCGTGCCGACGGCACCGCCGCAGAGTTGCCCGATGGTCGACAGTTCTGCCCGCCTGCCGGGTCGCTGATACTAATTGGCGAGTGGTACGGCTGTCCGCCTGACGAGCTGAATAAAGGCCTCAATATGTCCTCAACGAACGTCGCTAAAGGCGTGGCTTGGGTGGATAAACGGCTGGTGGGGGAGGAACTGGCTGAACCCGAAGAGATAAAGCTCAACGGGGTCACGCAGGGGCAACTGAATATCATGCCCGGCATCTGCAAGAAAATTGTTCCTGGCCCTGCTGACGGTGCGATCTACAACACCGGCGATGATGAGTTATCTATTGCGCAGAAGATGGAATCACAGGGCGTTAAATGGGTTCCATCCAACAAGAAGCCGGGATCGCGTGTGAACGGTGCGGCCCTGTTTGCTGACATGCTCGAGGCCGTCATTGAAGGTAAGAAACTGGAGTCAGGCACGCCTGAGAAACCAGCGTTTTACGTGTTTGATTACTGCCGTGGCTGGATAAGCCGTGTGCCAGTGCTAGTGCGCGACAGTAAGAACCCTGACGATGTAGACACCCAGCAGGAAGATCACGACTGGGATGGCACGCGCTACGCCGTCCTGCACTTACCGCCGAAGAAAGTCGGCAAAGTCACCAATCTGAGGCTCTAACCCCATGCCTGATATTTCAACACCCAATCTGGACTATGGGAACATGGTGCAGGCGTGGGACATTAACGACGCCCTGATGGGTGGCACGCTGTACATGCGCCAGCTTGGTGAGGCATATCTGCCACGCTGGCCGAAAGAAGACAAAGAGGACTACAAAAAGCGCCTGGCTGTGGCCACGCTGCTGCCTGCTTACGAAGAGACCATCAACCAGAACGTTGGGCGAGTATTTGCGGAGCCAATCCAGCTGGGCGAGAACGTCCCGGACCGGCTGCGCGAGTTTGCGAAGGATGTGGATCTGGAAGGCAGTCGCCTCGATGTGTGGGCGCAGGCGTTCTTCAGCCTGGCGATGCAGTATGGCCTGTCTCATGCGCTGGTGGATTATCCCCGGGTGGACGCCGAACAGGTAAAGACCAAAGCGGATGAGAAAGCCACTGGCGCGCGACCATACGTCACCATGCTCAATCCCCGCCAAGTGATTGGCTGGAAGTCGAAGATGGTCGGCGGCAAGGTGCAGCTCACAGCACTACGCATCAAAGAGGTGGTGGTCGAAGATGGCGACGACTTCGGGCAGACCAAAGTTGAGCAGATTCGACTGCTGACGCCCGGGAAGGTGCAGATTTACCGCAAGGCGACCGGCGACAACGCCCAGGCAAACTGGACGCTGCACGAAGAATGGCAAACCTCCCGCAGGGATATCACCCTGGTCACGCTCTATACCAAGCGCACCGGCTTCATGTGCGGCTCGCCGCCGCTGCTCAACATGGCGCTGCTGAACGTTAAGCACTGGCAGAGCCAGAGCGAGCAGGACAACATCCTGCACGTCGCCCGGGTGCCGATACTGACTGTGTTCGGGTTGGAAGAGGGGCAGGAGTTGGTGATTGGCTCTTCCTCTGCGGCAAGTTTTAACGATCGGCAGAAACAGGGCCTCGAATACGTCGAGCACACCGGATCTTCTATCGGCGCTGGCAAGGAGTCCTTGACCGACCTCGTGGAGCAGATGCGCCAGGCGGGCGCGAAGCTGCTGCGCACTGACAACACCTCCACGAAGTCGGTAGACCAGACCTCAGAGGAAAAGATGCAGGAGCAGTCGCCGCTCTACACCATGGCAACCAGCCTGGAAGATGCGCTCGACAACATCCTGCAGATTATGGCCGAGTACATTGGTGAAAAGGACGGCGGCAACGTCGATGTCCGCACCGAGCTGGATGTTGAGTCGAAAGAGTTCAACCCTCCGGCGGCGCTGGCCATCCAGTCGCTGCGCCAGGGCGGTGATATTCGTCGTGTTGACGCGATTAAATCCCTCCAGAAGCTGAACATCATCGATGCTGATGCGGATCCAGACGTAGTTCTGAATGAATTACTGGCTGAGTCGGCCTCACTGACCGAACCGCCACCTGGCGAGGTGTGATATGGCGCGCACCGTCAATGACAGGCTCCAGGATGAAACCATAGCGCATGGCCTGTATGTTACGCGCTACGGTACTGGCGTTGCCCGGCGAATGGTGTCACTGCTTAACAAAATGGATGCTGACCTGGCTGCCAAACTGCTGGTGCTGTTGGACGGCAAGCGCGCTGATACCTACAGCGCCCGCCGCCTGGCATCACTGCTGGTGGGTGTGCGTGACCTGAACCAGCAGGCCTACGAACCGGTTAACTCTGCGCTGGCACGCGAACTGACGAGCTACGTTGAGTACGAGGCCGGGTATCAACTGGACCTGTTCAGCAGCATCATTCCGAAGCAGATTCTCCAGCACGTTCCACTCCAGAGCATCGCGCCTGAGCAGGTTTACGCTGCGGCAGTGGCGCAGCCCTTCCAGGGGCGGTTGCTGAAGGAGTGGGGGCAGAAGCTTGAAGCTGACCGGCTGGACAAAATCACCAACGCTGTACGCACCGGGTTCCTTCAGGGCGAAACGGTAGAGCAAATCGTTAAGCGCGTTGCCGGTACGCCGAAACTCAACCGCGAGGACGGGGTGATCAACACCTCCCGGCGTGACTTGGCTGTGGTGGCACGCACGGCGGTGAATCACATGGCGGCATCGGCGCGTCAGGACTTCGCCCAGGCCAACAGCGATATCGTGAAGGCCAAGCAGTGGTCATCCACACTCGATACCCATACGAGCCAGTGGTGCATTATCCGCGACCGCAAACTCTACACCCTCGACGGCAAGCCGCTGGGGCACGTTGTTCCGTATCTGCGAGGGCCAGGCAAAATTCACTTCTGCTGTCGGTCTGGTGAAATCCTGATTACCAAATCGTGGGAAGAGCTGATGATTGCGCCCAGCGCGCTGAGTAGCGCCACACGCGCCTCAATGGACGGTCAGGTGCCTGCGCATACCAGTTATGCCGATTGGCTTGCCCGGCAGCCATACGCGCGGCAGGAGCAGGTGCTGGGTGTTACCCGCGCCATGATGCTGCGCGACGGCAAAATCACAGTGCCGGAGTTGTTCACCGATGCCGGGGAGTTCCTGACCCTGGACGAACTGCGCCGCGTGGATGCGTCGGCGTTTGAATAAACGTAAGTGCAGGAGTGGCAATGCAACTTCCTTCAACGTGGAAATCCAGAGGCCAGAAGAACCATTTGGTGACTGAGTTTGCCGATGGCGATACCACTCTCGTCGTTTATAAATTCTGGCTCCGGAGAAAACAAAGATGGAGCTATGTCACCGAGGAAAGATGGCTGGTTGAATACGAGCTTGGTCTCATTTCCAAACAATCCTAACAGGCTGCCTCCGGGCAGCTTTTTTATGCCTGCCGCTGAGCGGATGCGACGCGGTGACCGGGTCGGATGACCTATTACCAATGGCCGGAAGGCTGGAGCAAAACAATGAAACTCAAACTCGATGCTAACGGCAATGTGGTCGTTGAAAACGGTATGCCGGTTTACACCCATGATGACGGCAAAGAAATCCCGTTCGACGCGGTCGCAGCGATGACCAAAATCACTTCCCTGAATGGTGAAGCGAAGACTCACCGTGAGGCGAAAGAAGCGGCGGAAGCCGGTCTCGCGAAATTCGCTGGCATCACCGACCCGACCAAGGCGATCGAAGCCCTGGAGATGATGACCAAAATCGACCAGAAAAAGCTGATCGACGCCGGCGCCGTTGACCAGGTTAAAGCCGAAATCACTAAGGTCTTCCAGCAACAACTGGACGAAGCCAATGGGCGCAACCAGAAACTGGAAACCCAGCTCTACGACGAGATGATCGGCGGTCGCTTCGGTGGCTCTAAGTTCATCACTGAGAAGATGGCGATCCCGGCTGAGTTCGTGCGTTCCCACTTCGGCCAGAACTTCAAAATCGAAGACGGCAAGGTCGTGGCCTACGACGGACAGGGCAACAAGGTGTTCTCCCGCACCAAACCTGGTGAACTGGCTGGCTTCGACGAAGCGCTGGAATCTCTGGTCGAGTTGCATCCGCAGAAAGACTACATCCTCAAAGCGTCCGGCAATAGCGGCGGTGGCTCCCAGCAGTCGCAGCATCAGGCCGGGCAAAAAACCATGAAACGCGGTGCGTTTGATTCCCTGGATAACGCTGGCAAGCAGGCTGCGTTGAAAGACGGCGTCAGCATCGTCGATTAAATCGAAAGGAGCCATAAATGGCAGGCAATACCCTCACTGGTCTGATCCCGACCATCTATACCGCGCTGGACGTTGTTTCCCGCGAACAAACTGGCTTCATTCCTGCTGTTGCGCGCGACGCAAAAGCAGATGCAGCGGCGAAAGACCAGACCGTGCGTGCGCCCGTCGCACCTGCGGCCACCACTGAAGACATTGTACCGGGCCCGGCAGCACCGAATACCGGTGAACAGACCATCGGTGGTGTGGATGTGAAAATCACCAAATCCAAAATGGCCCCGGTCAAATGGAACGGTGAAGAGCAGTTGGCACTTGGCCCGGCTGGTACCTACAACATCATTCTGGCCGACCAGTTCAAACAGGCGTTCCGCGCCTTGTCGAACGAAGTTGATGCTGACCTTGCTGCATTGTACCTCAACTCCTCGCGCGCTGTTGGTGCACCGAAAGATACGCCGTTTAGCATCAAGGACGATCTGTCAGATGCGGCACTGGCACGCCAAATCCTGACCGATAACGGCGCGCCAACCACCGACCTGCGCATGGTGCTTGGCGGCGAAGCGATGGCATCCATTCGTGGTAAGCAGTCCGTATTGTTCAAAGCGAACGAGGCGGGCACTGACCAACTGCTGCGTGAAGGTGTTATCGGTCGCATCATGGGCTTCAACCTCCATGAGTCCTTCAGCATTAAGCGCACCGCGAAAAGCACCGCGGCTGGTTACAAGGTCAACGGTGCCAAGAAAGAGGGCGATATCATCGTTGCTATCTCGGCGGGCACCGGCGGCATTGCTGCGGGCACTGCTGTGAAGTTTGATGGTGATGACAACCAGTACCTGGTTGTGGCAGCAACGTCTTCCAGCATTACCATCAGCGCACCAGGCCTCCGTCACTGTGCTCAGCGAGTTTACGCCGAACATGGCGTTTGACCGCGGTGCATTCCTGCTGGCGAGTCGCACCCCTGCGATGCCTGAAGGTGGCGATACTGCTGATGACGTCATGAACGTGACCGATCCGGCATCAGGCATCACTTTCCAGGTTGCTCTGTACCGTCAGTACCGTCAGGTGCGTTACGAGGTCGGTCTGGCGTGGGGTGTGGCCGCCGTGGCGCCGCGCCATTCCGCCATCATCATGGGCTAACCACAGGGGCTTCGGCCCCTTTGTTTTTCAGGAGGCCCAATGGCCGGATTGACCAGAGAGCAGCGCGCACAGCGCGAGGCTGAAAAGCTTGCGGCGCAGAACGGCACTGAACATGCTCCTGCCCAGCAGGAACAGCAGCAGGAACAGCAGCAGGAACAGCAGCAGGAACAGCAGCAGGAACAGCAGCAGGAACAGCAGCAGGAACAGCAGCAGGAACAGCCAGGCATTGAACTGGTGGTCATGGTGCGTGATATCCCTGAGTTCCCCGGCGGCCCGTTGAGCGCTGATGTTCATCCTGACGAAGTTGACAACTGGCTGGCGCTGGACTGGCGTCTGGAGGAATAACCATGCTGGTGGCCGATCCTCATTCGCCAGACTTTAACACCTACGCCAGCGTTGTTGACCTGCGCGCGTTCGCGGCGGGGCGCGGATATACCGTACCTGCCGATGATGGTGAGTGCGGCCAGATGCTGATGCAGGCGATGGACTATCTGGAAGGGCAGCAATGGCGCGGCCAGCGCTCCAGCGCAACTCAGTCGCTGTCGTGGCCTCGCTCTGGCGTGCGATTCGATGGCGTTGACCTGCTGGATGATGCTATCCCACAACGGCTGGTTGATGCGCAGTGCCGCCTGGCTATCGAGTCGCAGGAGATTGACTTAACGCCTTCGGTTGCTGGTGGCGGCGCGGTGACGATGGAGCGCGTCGAGGGGGTAATAACCGTTCAGTATGAGGCGGGCACGAACAAGGCTGCGCCGTCGTTCCCCTGGTTCTATTCCTCGCTGCGCGAGCTGGTGGTGGGTGGCAATCAAATCCGTATCGAAAGGGGCTGATATGGCAATCAACTACCTCCGTATGCGAGCTACCGCAACCCGACTGCTAACCGAAAACGGCAAAACCTACCAACTGACCCGCGGCGGCAGCATCACCCGCGATCAGTTCGGTAAAGAGGTCACCATCCCAGCCATTACCGCGACCGTCACTGGCGTTATCACCGAATACTCCTCCCGCGAAATTGATGGCTCCCTGATCGCCACCGGCGATAAGAAGCTGGCGACCACGTTCGAAACGGAAGTGCGTATTGATGACCGCATCGAAATCGACGGCAAGAAATGGCGCGTGGTGCAACCGAACCCGGTTAAGCCTGCTGACGTGCTTATCTCCTACAACATCCAACTGAGGGCGTGAGTATGGCCAGCACAGCTAATCAGCCGTTCCTGGCTGCCATTCAGTTATTCGTGGATAGTTCTAAGCAGGAAATGGACGAGGTTGTGCGCCGGACGGGTATCAAAATACTGGGCCGCCTGGTTGAGATGTCCCCCGTGGGTCAGCCTGAAACGTGGGAAGTGAATCAGACGGCGTCAGCCTATAACACTGCCGTTCGTGAGCATAACGCAGCGCTTCGCGATGACCCAGCAAACGTGACGAAGTCCGGGCGCCTTAAACGCGGGCTGCGAGTGAACGACTCGATGGACATCAAAAAGCCTGACGGCTATGTCGGCGGGCGCTTCAAGAACAACTGGTATGTGGGCTTTGATAGCCAGCCGACCCAATCCAACGATACACCTGATGCCTCCGGCCAGGGTTCCAACTCCCGCGGTCTGGCGGTGCTCGAGGTGTTCCGGGTAGGCCAGGTCAGCTCGATTTTCTTCACCAATAATCTGCCATATGCAGCAGCACTGGAGAACGGGCATTCCGGCCAGGCACCCGGCGGCATGGTGGGTATCACTGCGCTGGATGCTGCGCAGTTGTTCCGTGAGGCAATGAGCGAGGTGCGCAATGGCCAGTGACCAGTCAATGCGAATTGCTGAACTACTGGAGAGCCGCATTGCGGTTATCTGCTCTTCTCTCGGGCTGCCAGTAGCCTGGCCGAATATACCGTTCACTCCCCCGGATAGCTCACCATACGGGCGTGCTTATGTTCTGCCGGCGCAGACGGTGGGGCAAGACCTGGGTGGTCAATTGCGAACCTATCAGGGCATCCTGCAGTTCAACGTCATTGATCCCGCAGGTGGCGGCGTCACTCAGGCCAGGGGGCTGGCAAAGTCTGTCGCTGATGCGTTTCCGGAGGGACTTCCGCTGGTGGATGGTGACCTGACGGTCTACATCAACGGGCCGCCACAGATTCGCTCACCAATACAGGATCGCCCGACCTCTGCACCAAACGGCAGTAGTGGCTCCATCACCTATACCATCCCCATCGGCATGCAATATCGCGCTGATTACTGACCCGCCGCCCGGCGGGTTTTTTATTACCTAAATTCAGGAGAATGCAATGGCATTCGCAATCCCTAACGGGTCGCGTGTAAACGTGGCCAAGGCCTATCTGGCCGCAATTACCTTTACTGCGGCATCCAATGCGACGGAATGCGAACTGACCGTTGCCTCGGCTGCCGGCATTCTGGCTGGCGATGTTGTCCAGGTTAACTCTGGCTGGCTGAAGCTCGATAACATGGTACTTCGCGTGAAGTCGGTCACTGGTACCAAAATCGTGCTGGAAGCGTTCGATACCACCGATACCAATAAATTCCCGGCCGGTACTGGCGCGGGCACGCTTCGCAAAATTGACTCGTGGATCACCATGCCACAGGTCATGACCTTATCTACCGAAGGTGGCGACCAGCAGACCATCAGCGTGCAGTTCCTGGAAGATGATAAGGCTCGTACTATCCCGACGTTTAAAAACGCGGTCGTTCAGGTCTATACCTTCGCTCACGATCCGTTGCTCGCCATCTACAAACGACTCATTGAACTGGATGAGTCAAGCGATACGACGGCAATCTGGTTCCACAACCAGCGCGGCAAGGCTGACCGTTACTATTCTGCGAAAGTCTCATTCCAGAAGGTTCCAAAGACTGAAATCAACGCCGTAGAAAGCAACGAAGCGCGCATGAACTTCGAATCGGATATGCAGATTTACCCGATCGCTGACTCTTCCGCTGTGCCGCTGGCGTTCCTGACAGACCTGCTGGCAACCAAGTCTGTTGCCTCTGGCTCACCTCTGGACCTGGCTGTTGTCATGCAGGGTGGTTCAGCGCCTTACACCTACGTATGGAAGAAAGGAGGTACCGCCATTCCTGGCAAAACCGCTTCGACGTTCAATATCCCATCGGTGGCATCCGGCGATGCAGGCTCTTATACCTGCGAAGTCACCGACGCCGCAGGCAAGACGCTTACCTCGGCTGCTTGCGCCGTCACTGTCAGCTAATCCTTGAAACCCGGTTCGCCGGGTTAATCAGTGCCTCGAACAGTTCTCTTTGAAATATGCATTTACTCCTACAAGGACAGTATCAATCGTGTTTTACTGGAGTTTGGAGGAACCTACTCAAAGTAAACCCCTGAATTTTTGACTAAAGATAATAATTAATCCTGTCGATAACTAAGCGATTTTTTGAGTTAAAACTAAAGTCGATTGATGCAAGGGGATATGTTTATGAACTTTTTGATTTTTGTACTGGCTATTGTCGTTGCTGTTTTCGTTTATAGAAAATCCAAAAGCAGATCATTGACGAAAGGTCGGAGCAAGGTTAGAGCAACTGTAACTGCATTTGCTTTATCATTTTTTTCTTTCATCATTCTTCTCTCGTTTGGAAGCAAGGAGCAGTCTTCAGTTCAAGAGAAAACAGTCGCTACTCTTAAGGATTCAGGCGGAGAAAAAGTCGATTTTGATCTGGTGGATAATTTTCAGAAGTCAATCTTTGATGAAATTAAGGCCATGCCAAATGGCGTCAACTATTCTAAGGAAGTATTTGATAGAGATAGAGCTTTATCCATCTTCAAGAACTATGGCGTTCGCATGAAAGATTTTGACTCAAACGTCAAAGATATTTGTAGTGCTGGCTATAACAAATGGCAGTCCTTCTATAAGTACGAAACAAGCACATGGTTACCATTAAACTCTGAAAATTATATTGTCCAGGCTGAAGTTGAGCGAAGGGATGCCTTTAATAAAAAGAATATGGAAATGCTCAAAATTGAAACGAAAAAAATGATGGATTGCTTCTTTGAGGAGTCGCAAAAGTTACCTCAGCACATTACGCGTCAGAAACGGGATGTGTGAGAAGAAGAGCGGTTCTTAAATTAAGTTTGAAGAGTAATAAATAATCAAGCCAATAATCCCAAGCCTCAATTACTTGAGGCTTTTTTAAGAATTTTAAATTTTCATTCACCTTAATAACCCGCTCCGGCGGGTTTCTTTTTTTCTAAGGAACCGAAATGACCCAATTCTCCCTAATCCCAAACCCAACCTTCTCCGCAACTGCCAGCATCCCGCGCGCCGGTACCGAAGACGGCAAGCTGACCTTCACCTTCCGCCATAAGACGCTGGAAGAACTGCGCGCGATGGACGAGAAACTGCAAAAGGATGCAGCAAGCAAGAAAGCTGCTATTGAGCCGCAGGCCGATTATCTGATGGAAATCGTTGATAGCTGGGCGCTGCCGGATGAGTTCACCCGCGACAACGTGCTCGTCCTGCTTAAGAACTACCCGCGCGCGTTCGACAGTATTGGCCTGGCTTACACCAAAGAGCTGATGGGTATCCGCGAAAAAAACTGAGGCAGGTCGCCGCAGCGATGTATACGCCCGGGCCGACTCTTGCGGAGTTGAGCGCTTTTGGTTTAACGCCTGAGGACGTAGAGGAAAAGGTGGGGATCCTGCCGTCGGTTTGGAAAACCTTCACCATCTTCTCCACGCTGGCGACCCAGTGGCGAGTTGGCGCGAGCGGGGCGACCGGCCTTGATTACAACGTACTCCCCTGGATGTTTGAGTTACACGGGGTTGAGGATGCGGCGGCCTGTATGACTGACCTTCAAATCATGGAAAGCGAGGCGCTTAAGGTAATGCATAAGGAGACGAAATAATGTCAGACCAAATCGCCTCGATTACTTTGAGGGCTGATGTTGCCGACCTGAAAACAGCCAGCAATGAACTGGATAAACTCGGAGAGGCAGCGGCTGGTGCCGTCGGCAAAGCTGATGACCTGAATAGTGTTTTCCGTGCCGGTGCTGAGTCTACCAAACAAGGCACGGCAGGGATTAAGGAGCAACAGACCGCGCTGAAGGGGCTGCTGGAGAACATCGACCCAGTAAACAAGGCGCTGAACCGGCTTGACGAGCAGCAGGCAGCGCTGCGTAACTTCCAGGCGAAGGGATTTCTTGATACCGATTCGTTCCAGACGTATAGCAAAATCCTGGACGATACCCGCCTAAAGCTGACTGACACTGGCGAAGCAGCGGCGAAAGCTCAGGCTGAACTGGCAGCCACCCAGGCCGCCGAGAAGCAATCTGCCGCGCTGAAAAATCTGCTGGGTTCCATCGATCCAACCATCCGGGCGTTCAACTCGCTGGATGAGCAGCATGCGCAGTTGGTGGCGCACTTCGAGTCTGGGCGCATCAATAGCGCTCAGTTCGAGCACTTCAACACCATCCTGAACCAGACACGTGAGCGACTCACTGGCGTGGCTGACGTTCTGCCAGAGGCGCTATCCCGCCAGGAAGCAGCGGCTCGCCGTGCCGGTATCTCCGTGGGCCAGTACAGTGCCGCCATGCGCACGTTACCAGCGCAGCTCACCGATATCGCCACACAGTTGGCTGGTGGGCAGTCTCCGTTCCTTATCCTGCTCCAGCAGGGTGGGCAGATTAAAGACTCATTCGGTGGAGTTGGAAACACCCTAAAAATTTTACTGACCTATCTCAACCCGACAACTGCCACGCTCGGATTAGCGGCACTGGCATTTAGCGGATTAGCCGTTGCTGTGTACAAGGCCCGACAGGAGATAGATGAGGCTAACCTCGCGGTCAAAGACACACTGGGGATGAGCGGGGAGTATGCGAGTAAACTGGCGTTAAATATCAGGGCGATCGCCGATGCATCCGGGGATTCAATCAAGAATGTTACGTCGCTGTTCATCTCAACAAAGGATGGCGCAGATGAAGCCGTACAGAAGATGCTTTCTGTGGGGATCAGCTACCAGGATGCGAAAACAAAGATAGCTGAGTACAAAGGTTCTTCTGATTTCACCAGCATTAACGAGTCCATAGAGGCGCATCGTCGGCAGGTTCTCGGGATCCCAGATGCATGGAGTTCCGCGGCTGAGGCAGTCAAAAATTATTACACCGGTGCAGATCAAGGAAAGCAAAGCGTCGCCCTCGGCGGGGCGATTGACCCTATTACCGCCACCATTGAGCGAGCTAAAGCGCTCAGAGAAGGTCTAAACAAGGCAACGATAGAGGGAAACCTTGCGGTAAAAGATTCGGTTGACTGGATTAACAAAGAGTACCTTGCCGCAGACAGCGTGGCCAATGCAGAAGAACGCCTCAGGAAGGCGAGGGAGCAGTCCCGGAAAATTGCATTCTCAGGCGATAAGGAAGCTATTGCGAATGCTCAGCAGCTTATTGCCTTGCGTCAGAGGGAGGTCGTGGATGCAATAAAGCAGAGGGATAAAAAGGATAATCCCAAATCACCCGCCGTTAAGGTTGATGCTGGTGATCGCACCATCGAAAACTATCAGGCGCAGTTGAGGACATTGACTCAAACCCTTGAGACGTTACGACAGACCGGTGATACGCAGGTTAAAAACACTGAGCTCAGCAAGCAGCAATCTCGCTTCGCCGAACTGGATGAGGCGGCAAGGGCCAGGGCGTTAACCACCCAGGAGCAGTCTCTGCTTGCCAGTCGAGAGACAATTTTGAATGCCGCCAAGTTGGTGGATCAGAAGAACAAAGAGATTGAGGCTCAGCAGAAGGTTAATGGCCTGGCGCAGCAGGCGAATAAGTATGTGACACAGATGTCCGAAAAGACCGCTGCATTGCAGGATGGTGCTGGTTTGAGCAACCGTCAGGCGCAACGGTTACGTGAGGAGGCACAACTCCGCCAAGGCTGGTTGAACAGTGGCGGCAAGCTTGAAGATGCTGGCTATGAAAAGGAACTGTCAGCCCTCAGGAATTATTACGCTGAAGAGGATAAGCTGCGAGGCGACTGGAAATCAGGGGCGGTTAGTGGCTGGAATGAATATCTGGACTCTGCTACCGACACATACGGAGCGGTTAAGAACGTGGCAGGCTCCGCGCTCACCGGAATATCCGATATGCTGACCGACCTTGTGATGACCGGCAATGCGTCAATTAAGTCGTTCGGGATGTCGATGCTGAAAATGATCGCGCAGGTCGTGAATCAGCTGATGGTCGCCTATGCAGTGCAAGCAGCTATGGGCTGGATTGGTAGTAGCTCAGCACCCTCGACAGGGGGAGGGCAGTCATTTGCTGTTCCTTCTCCACACCTTAACGCCAAAGGCGGTGTATATGAGTCACAGGGGCTGCACAGCTATGTGAATGGAGTCTACGATTCACCTCAATATTTTGCATTCCAGGGCGCTGCCAGGTTTGCCAAAGGGGGTGTGTTTGGTGAGGCGGGGCCTGAGGCCATCATGCCGCTGACGAGAGATTCTGCTGGGCGGCTTGGTGTCAGGGCGCAGGGCGGCGGTGGATCCCAACCTCAGGTCAACATTGATATTTACGTCGACAATAAGGGCAACACATCATCAACCACTTCTGGTAATGGAAGTGATGCTGCAAGGGCGCTAGGGAAGGAAATCGAAGCCAAGGTGACTGAGATCTTAGTGAGGGCATCAAGGAGCGATGGCCTACTCGGACGACGGTTCCAGACGAAGTAATTTTCATTGAAGTGATTTTGAGAAAGCAATATCGCACGTACCTGGTTACACCAAAACATCCCCTGGTTATTATGCACAAAGCCATACTAATCAGGGGATGATAATGCGCTTTTCAAGAACTGTGGTTTTGCTATTAGTTATTGGGGTAAGTGGATGCAAAAATTTAACTGATTTAAGGAGTAAGGATCCTGACCTTACGCTTACTTCAAGTAAGTCGACGCAAGAAGTGGCAGAATGTTTGCTATTTGGATGGCAGTCTCAAAAGCTTCTGGATGGCAGCACAATAAATACGTTTATACAGCCATATCCTGGGGGCAAGACGGTTTATACCGAGAACTACACCGCGGCAGCAGATATTGTTAAATATGATGCTGGTTCACAGGTAAGGCTATACCTACGGAGTTGGTATATTAGAGATACTTTCGAAAAGATAGCAAAAACATGCATTTGACCAAAAGCCTCGCCACGCGGGGCTTTTTTACACCTATAGCCGAGAGGCAGGGGAGCATTATGACTTTAGAAGAACGCATTGAAGCGCTGGAAGCGGCGATTGCAAATCAGCGGAACGACATGAAAGAAGCCGTTAGTTCAGCCATCCAGAACGCGATGCGTCCAGGTGGTTGCCTGTACACTGCGTTAAAATCAGATACGCCATTCAATGTTGCTTGCGGTCAGGTGTTCATTGAGATGCCAAAATTAATGCGGGAGCGGTAAAAGCGGCCAAGATTTTGGCCGCCATACGTTATAAAGAAATATTAGATTAGAGCAGAAGCTCGATTTGATTATTTCTATTATATACAACCTCTATATTTTGGCAAAGCACCTAGCCGCATCGCCTAAATGGCATCAGCAAATTGAGAATGCCTTGCATTCTGATATGGGGTTGAAGCGATATCCGCTTTCTGCTTACGGATTGCCATGGTTTCATAGTAATGCTGAGCAGTAGCCGTCTCGATGAAGTCAACATCATTCCCAGCGATTTCAAAAACAGCCTCTTTAATTTCGCTTAATTTTATATTGAAAAATTCTTTACGTTTATTAACTAGGTTAGTACGTTGTTCATTGAAGCGCTGGTGGAGCATGTTTTCCATCGCAGGGGCATCTTCACTGAAGATCATTGCATGTACATCGAAAAGGAATGGGACAGATGCACTACCCAGTTCATCCACTCTATCTTGAGGATCAAGACGCCGCGTCATACCAATTTTAAATACATCATCACCAAACGAGCCAACATTAGAGATAACGTACACGTGGCCGCGTTTAGTTTGCTGGGCCATAGAAAGGGCTTTTTGACCTTTCAACAATGCATCTTCTAAGGCATGTTCTAATTCGGATACCTTCGCTTGGTGCTTCGCCACTTGTTCAGCTGTCATTTGGGCTAACTTCGATTCCATTTCTTTACGGGCTTTATCCAACGCTTTTTGGGCGCGACGTTCTTCATCTTCAGCCTCTCGAAGTGCACGATCGATTTCGGCTTGGGCTCGCTTCTCTTCAGCCATCTGGGCGCGGATTTCACGTTGTTCCTCTCGCTCTTCTTGCTTTTTCAAGCGATATTCATGTGTAAGTCGAAGTTCATCTAGCTTCAAATCTAAAAAAGCACGATTGATGTAAATCTGATTAACTTCATTCATCTTATTCAAGGCATCAAAGGCTTTATAAATTCTTTGCTCCATTTGATGGACGTTTTTGAATGTGCAGTTTGCAATAGCTGCATCACATTCGCCATTGAATGCACGCGCTGTCATCTGAATACCGCGAGTGGTCATTTTACGGCCTTCACTTTTGGAGCCACCAACCGTCCATTCTGCAGGGCAGTGAATTGCGCCAAATTCAGTTTTGTCACGTAGCAGGTTTTTTTGTCGTTCACGACATGCCTTGATCGCATCCTGAAAACTAGACGAGGTATCAAAATCGAAGTGTGGTGCATAGAACCCCATGTCGGCAAATTCCATATCATCTTTATAAATTGACAGGGCTTCTTCCAACTCATCGTAAGTGATTTTTTTCTCACGATAGGATTTACGCAGTTCATCAATCTGTTTTTCAATTTCTGTACGCTTGACTCTCTGTGTTTCTAAAGCAGCCAGTGCCTCTGCGTTCATCCGTTTCGCAGCTAAACGGGCATCGGATAGAATATCTTCTGCACGCTGAGTTATAGATTTTGCATCGCGTTCACCGGCTGCAATCGTCTTGACAGCCTCAGCTTTTGCCTCGTTAAGGCTGTGTTGTGAATCATTGATTAACTCTTCAGCGCTTTGCTTGGCGGCATTCACGATTCGTTCAGCTTCTGCCTCAGCATTGGTGATTGTTGCATAGCGCTCAAGTCGTGCTGCTTTTTCTGCTGCATCGGCTTTGGCTGACTTTAATTTAATGATATTAATCACGAAAAGGGTTAAAACCACTACTAAAGCTACAGCCCCAATGGCTGCATAATGCACAATATTCATTAAACTATCCCTGTGAATTGGTTAGCTATGATGGATAAAAATATCGACGGAGTGTCATATATTTCATCATGTTATAAATGCGAAGTAACTAATTCTTTTCTCTAGGATATTGTTTCAAATCAATTTTTTCATTGGCCTAATTAACAGCCTGATTTTCAACCCAGCTCCGGCTGGGTTTTTTTATGGAGCAAATATGGCAGTTGAAACTTACAACTGGCACTCGCAGCTCGGTGCGGGTGCGGTCGAATACAGCCAAACAATACGGTCTGCGCAATTCGGTGATGGTTACGAGCAGGTGGCTGAGAACGGCATTAACTCCACCGCTATTCAGATCCCAATGAAGCACGCAGGAACGGAGGCGGAAGTAAACGCAGTCCGCGACTTCCTGTTGGCGCATACCGTTAAAGCATTCGTCATCACGCCGCCTGGCGAGGAGATGGGGCTGTATCGGGTAGTACCAGACTCTGTGCGCAAAAACCAAGTCAGCAGCAAATTCGCTGAACTGACATTCACGATTAAGCGCGCCTATGGCGTCTATGCCTGAGGTGGAGCATGACAGCACTGATTGATACAGCTGCATTGCTGGCGCCGGGTGGCAGAGTCCGTCTGGTAGAGGTTGATGCGTCTGAGTTTAGCGGCGGGATCCACCGCTTTCACTACAGTCCTTTCCCTCATACTCCAGCGGAGATTGATGCGGCCGCCGGCGATGAGGACAAGCTGGGGCCAAAACCCATTATCTGGGACGGAAAGACTTTCGATTTCTGGCCATTCCAGATTTCTGATCTTGCAATCTCAACCGATCAGGCCGCCGAGCCGAAACTTAGTGTCTCGAACCTTGACGGGCATATCACGGCACTCTGCCTGCAATTCAAGGATATGGTTAACGCGAAGGTAAGTATCATCGACACCTACGCTGTTTATTTGGATGCGGTGAACTTCCCGGGCGGTGCGAACCCGACAGCAGATTCGACGATGTTCACCCTCCAGACCTTCTGGCTGGACACTAAAACCTCAGAGGATGATGAGGTGGTTACGTGGTCACTCAGTAGCCCGGCGGATTTGCAGAACCTGGTTATTCCTACCCGGCAGATCACATCACTCTGCGAGTGGGCGTTGCGCGGCCAATACCGTACTGGAGACGGCTGCACCTACAACGGCACGGCCTACTTTGATGCCAAGGGCAACCCGGTTGCCGATCCGGCACTGGATGTATGCGGTGGCTGCCTCAGTGATTGCCGGAAGCGCTTTGGTGCTGGCCTGGCAGAGCCCAATACCGCAACTCTCGACTTTGGCGGATTTCCAGCAACGGTGCTTTTTTCCCGATAACCGGACATCAAAATGAACAAAACGATTATTAATGCCATCCGGGCGCAAGCGCTGGAGGAATCGCCGCGCGAGTGCTGCGGCCTCGTCATCCAGTCAGGGCGACGTCAGCGTTATGTGCCCGTACCGAACAGCCATGAAAACCCATCTGAGCATTTCCGTATCGATGGTGAGCACTGGGCAAATGCCGAGGACTCCGGGACCATTATTCGAGTCATCCACTCTCATCCTGGCGACGGCGCCAGGGCTATACCATCAGACCTCGATCGTCAGCAATGCAACCAGTCCGGTGTGGTATGGGGCATCTACGCGCCTGATTGCGATGAATATGCCGAAATCACGCCGGATGCCATCCCACTTATCGGGCGCCCGTTCATTCTGGGCTCTCACGACTGCTGGGGGCTGGTCATGGACTGGCATACCACCCAGGGTGTAACGCTGACTGATTTCCGGGTCGATTACCCGTGGTGGGAAAGCCAGTACCCGGACAACCTCTATTTCGATAACTGGGAGCGGGAAGGGTTCAGTGAATGTGACCCGGCGCCAGGCTGCATGGTCATCATGCAGGTCGAATCAGGTAAGTGGAATCACGCAGGGATCATTACTGAAGAGGGTGAACTGCTTCACCACCTGTACGGCCAGCCATCCTGCGTCACGCCATATGTGCGCGGCTACTTCAAAGACCGGACGATGATCTGCGTTCGCCATAAAAATTTGCCAAAGGAGATTCAGTCATGGCGCGGTTAACCACGATTCGCCTGTACGGCGTACTGGGCGCCCGATTTGGGCGCGTACATAAACTGGCGGTGCAGACCTCAGCGGAGGCTGTGAAGGCACTTTGCATCAATTTGGATGGGCTTGAAAGCTATCTCATGAATGCTAAAAAAAAAGGCATGACGTTTGCGGTGTTCCGTGGCAAACGCAACGTAGGCGTTGAGGACTTCAAAGACCTGGCCGGTGACAGCGATATCCGCATTGCTCCCGTAATGGAAGGGGCGAAGAAGGCGGGCATGTTCCAGACCATTCTTGGGGCTGTGATGATTGTTGCGGGATTGGCTTTGGGGCCTGTTGGTTGGGGCATTGTTGGTGCAGGTTTTGCTAACGGCCTAATTATTGCCGGGATCTCATCGATGGCTGGTGGTATCTATCAGATGCTTTCGCCACAGCCCGGTGGTTTACAGATGCGCCAGGACGCTGACAATAAACCATCCTACGCATTTGGCGGAGCGGTCAACACCACTGCAATGGGCAACCCGGTCGCCATCCTTTACGGAGAAAGAGAAATCGGCGGCGCCATCATAAGTGCAGGGATAGTCGCCGAAGATATCTGACGACTCCTTACCTTTCAATAAGCACCCAATTGGGTGCTTTTTTTATGGATGCAATATGGCAACGATTACTGGTGCGAAGGGCGGCAGCCAGAAGCAGCACACGCCTGTAGAACAGCCTGATTCAGCTCAATCTATGGCGCGCTGCCGTATGCTGCTGGCGCTGGGCGAGGGTGAATTTGCTGGTGGACTGGATGCCACGCGCATCTTCCTGGATGGTACGCCTTTGGGCAATGCCGACGGCTCAATGAATTTTGAGAATGTCTCCTGGGACTTTCGCCCAGGCACTCAGGTTCAGACTCCGATCCCCGGCTTCCCTGCAGTGGAAAACGAGACCAGCATTGGCGTGTCACTGACCAAAGCGACGCCGTGGACGCGCGCAATTAGCAACACGCAGATTGATGCGGTGCTTGTGCGTGTCGGTATTACCGGACTGCAGCAGCAAAAGAATGACGGCGATATTGTCGGGACCACAGTCAGGTACCACATTGACATTGCCGTTGATGGTGGGGCGTATAGCACCGTGATGACCAAAACGGTCACGGAGAAGCTGAGTTCACTCTATGAACTGACGCACCGCATCAACTTGCCAAAAGCTACAACCGGTTGGCAGATACGCGTAGTTCGCGATACCGCTGACAGCACCAGCCAGATGCTACAGAACAAAACCCAAGTACAGGCTATCACCGAGGTCATCGATGCCCGTCTGCGTTATCCGCACACCGCGCTGCTGTACGTGTCGTTTAACGCTAAATCGTTCAGCAATATCCCGAAGATATCCTGCAAGCCGAAAGGCCGCGTAATCCGCATCCCGCAAAACTACGATCCCGTTGCGCGTACGTACAGTGGCACCTGGGACGGTACATTCAAATGGTCCTGGAGTAACAACCCGGCGTGGATTTGGTTCGATGTACTGACTGAACCGCGTTTTAGCCTCGGGCGCCGGGTAACAGTGGATATGCTGGATAAGTGGGAACTTTACCGCATTGCCCAGCGCTGCGACCAGTTGGTACCAGACGGGAAAGGCGGTACCGGCACAGAGCCCCGCTTCATATTCGACGTGTACATTCAGGCGCAGGCCGATGCATGGCAGGTGATCAAGGATATTGCCGCTGGCTTCAACGGCATGACGTTCTGGGGCAACAACATGTTCAATGTTGTCTCCGATATGCCGGCCGACACGGCGAAGTTGCAGATCATGACTCGCGCATCCGTCGTGGGCAAACCGAGCTATTCCAGCGGCAGCGAGAAGAACCGCTATTCCAGCGCGCTGGTCAACTTCAGTGACCCAGACAACCACTACCAGGACCGCACGACGGCGGTCATGTTTCCGGAACTGGTGAAGCAGTTCAAGTTCAAGCAGACGCAACTGACGGCCATCGGCTGCTCGCGAGAGAGCGAGGCTCAGCGCCGCGGTGGCTGGGCGGTCTATTCGAACTCTCTCGATCGCATCATTACGCTGCAAACTGGGCTGGATGGCTACATCTATGTGCCGGGTACTGTGTTCGCCTTTGCTGATGAACGCATGTCTGGCAGGGTGTACGGTGGCCGTGTTGTTGCCTACGATGCTTCGCTGAGGGCGGTAACGACTGACCGCGGAACCAGTGCGGTAGCTGGTGATACGCTAATGATCCGCACGTTGGGTGGCATTGTTGAGAGCCGAATTATTCAGGCGGTCAACGGAGCGCAGCTGATTGTGGACATGCCTTTCACCGCACAACCGCAGCCTAACGCTGTATTTGTTATCGATGCAGGGCAGTTACGCCTGCAGTATTTCCGCGTGACCAATCTGGCGTTCAATGATGAGGAAAACACCTTCAGCATTACCGGCGCAGAGTACAACGCGTCGAAATATGATGCCGTTGATAACAATGCGCGCCTGGACACGCCGCCGATCAGCCTGATACCGACCGGCCTGGTTAGCCAGCCCACGAATATCGCGATTAGCAGTTACGACTCGGTTAGACAAGGCCAGCGTATTGCCACAATGGTGGCGGCCTGGGATGCACCGCTGGACAAGAACGGGAAGCTGCAGGCCGATATCGTTGCATATCAGGTGCAGTGGAAGCGAGACGATAATGAATGGATCAACGTCCCAGAAACCGGGCTGCGCAATATTGAGGTAGCAGGAATTTTTTCAGGTGACTACCTGGTGCGTGTACGAGCAATCAACTCCGGCGGGGCGTCCAGCCTGTGGGCTACGTCCTCCCTGACGAACCTTACCGGTCGCACCGGGGATGTGCCGAAGCCAGTAGGGCTGCGCACCACTGCTATCAACTGGGGTATTCAGATTGACTGGTCTTTCCCTGCGGATAGTGGAGATACACTTCAAACAGAGTTGCAGTATTCAGTTAATAGCAATGGAGACAACCCACTGCTGCTCGCCGGTGTTCCATACCCTCAGCACACATACACCCAGCTGGGACTGAAAGCGGGGCAGGGATTCTGGTACAGGGCCCGCCTGGTTGACCGTATTGGTAACCAGGGTGACTGGACTGGCTGGATCCGGGGCATGGCTAACGATAACCCCTCCGACTATCTGGGGGACATAACCGACGGTCTGTTAACTTCCGAGGATGGGCAGCGCCTTACAGAAAGTGTTGAGGGTAGCCTGGAAGCAAGCTGGCAGAACGCGCTGGCAGGCGGGAGCATTTTGCATAGCCAGTTTGCGCAGCTTGGCCCGGTACGCGCTGAGATTTTGCAGGTGGCGACAACAGTGGCGAAAGTCGACGAAGCCATGGCTGAGCTAGGCACCGACCTGAAGGCGCAGGTAGCAGCCAACACGGCGGCAATTTCTGACAAATTGACCGCTATGGTTGACTCGGACGGAGCCAGCGCTATCCACACGCTTCGTGTCGGTGTGAAATTCAACGGGCAGGAGATAATGGCGGGGATGTCGATTGCGGCAATCGCTCAGCCAGGCAAGCCACCAATTGCCCGTGTTGCGTTTAACGCAGAAGAGTTCGTGCTGCTCTCCGGCAGTGGTAATACTTTGTTCTCCCCATTTGCGGTTAAGGGTGGGCAGACGTTTATCAATGATGCGTTCATCCAGGATGCGTCGATCGCGTTCGGTAAGATCACGGACTCATTGCAATCTGACGGCTTTGTAAGCGGTACTGATGGCACGGGCTGGAACCTTCCTAAATCCGGCGATGCAGAGCTAAATAATGTCACTATTCGCGGCAAAGTGTATGCCTCGGACGGTGAGTTTACCGGGAAAATCAACGCCACCGATGGCACATTTAAGGGGACTGTGCAGGCTGAAAAGTTCATCGGTGATATTGCCAACATGAACGTATGGCCGGATTTACTGGGGTCTGGGAATAGGGTTATCACTAGGTATATGAATTATACCGATAGCACTCAGGAGGTCGTTACTCGTAATGTTTGTGTGATGTTCACGGGTAGATGTGTCGGTGGTGTGACAATTACAATAAATGGCAACTCAAAGAATTACACTAGCAACGGAACATTTGCGGCGTACATTCACTCTATATCCACAACATCCGCAACAGTAAACGCGTCCATCTCAGTAGCTACAACTGACGCCGCTCAGGGGCTTATATATTCCCCAACAATGATCGTAGCTCGAGGCAGTGGTTCGTTCTCATGAAAAAGGGGCGATTGGTCCCTTTATACCTGGTATTTCCTCGCTTCATATCATTAATTTTTGCGCGTTCCGCGCAGGATTCTGCATATCTAAAAATTGACAAGAGGCTTTTATGTCAGCAGGCACTTTAAAGCTCACTAATGGCAGCACCGCCGTAACCGGCACTGGCACAACATTTACAGCTGATATGACCGCTGCTGATGTTGTGGTGGTTACCGTGGGCGGAACCGTCTATTCACTGGCGGTTGATTCTGTAACGAGCGATACAGCGTTGGTGTTAACCTTGCCATTCACCGGCCCTACGGCGTCCGGCGTGGCATGGCAGGCCGTTCCGCGTAAAACAATGCTACGCGTAACTGCAGAGCTTAATAAGCAAGTTACGGAAGCGCTACGCTTTGCCAATGAGAACGCGATCAACTGGCAAGCTGTGCTCTCCTCTCCTGATACCGTTAATGTCCTCCTGCCTGACGGCACGACGCTTACCGGTTTCTCGTGGCGTAAGATTAACGATTTGCTTAACGCACTGGACGTTGACCACCTTGACGCCACGGCAGCGCAGATCCACACCGACGCGCAGCAGGTGGCGACGGACAAGGCCGCAGCGGTGCAGGCTAAAACCGACGCAGAAACGGCGAAGACCGCCGCAGTCGCAGCTCAGGGTAAAGCGGAGACGGCGCAAGCGGCCTCCGAAACGGCACAAACGGCAGCAGTAGCTGCACAAGGTAAAGCCGAGACCGCACAGACTAAAGCGGAGACGGCGCAGGCCGCCGCGGAATCGGCAGCGGCATCTATTGATGCCACTAAGCTGTTACAGAAAGACCAAAATCTTGCTGATCTGGATGACCCGGCAGAAGGGCGCAGTAATTTAAGCGTTTACTCTAAAGCTGAGATTGACGCGAAGCCGAGTGGCGGCGGCTATATCGGCCAGTCCTGGTGGCACGACATGCGGTCAAAAATACCGGATGGTTGCGTGGCTGCCGATGGTCAGCAAGTTGACCAGTCTGGGCCGTTTGCAGACCTGTACGCTGACGTTGCTGCAGGTAATCGTCCGACTACTGATGAAGCAACATGGCAGGCAGACCCTACAAAGCGCGGCTGCTATGTCCTGAATTCCTCGGCTGGGAAGATGCGTCTTCCTGATCGAAATGGTGTGCAGAGTGGGAGCATTAAAGCGCCAGTGCTGCGCGGTGATGGCGGTACTCTAACTGCCGGTTCTGTGCAAAAATCTGGCGTGCCTAACTTGACCGGTGATTTTACAAGAATTACCCCTAGCGCTGGCCCTATGAACGTTGATGGTGTTGCATCTGGCATATTCCGTCGTGGTGCTAGGGAAGCTACATCTCCCCCTACATTCTTCCCTGCGGGGTCTTCAGGTGCTGGATATCCGCTAGAGATAGACCTGAGTCTGGGGAGCGATGTATATCAGAACGGTTTAACGGAAGCCCGCATGAACTCCCTTGCCGGTTGCTTCGTTATCCGCTACGCCGGGCGAGCACAGAATGCTGGTTCACTCGATGCTATGACGCTTTCCGCGCGAATGGAGTCAATAAATACCGACCTGCTGGCGAAGAGTGTCGCGACGAATGCGCGGATTGGCTACACTCTGCTCAGTGTGACTAACCCGGCGCTAGGCAGTCGCACGGTACTCGCTAACCCGTTTGGTAACGGTACGCCCGTATGGTGTATGGCCGAGATATTCCATGCAACGTTGCAGAAATGGGTGACTACTCCATTGACTTATGCGTCAGGAACGCTTGGTACGAGTGCATGGTATGCTGAGGGTGAAGGTATAGTCCTTAAGTGTGGATACGTGGCCTACGTTCAGGGTGGCACAACTGCTACAGCATCAAGTCAAGATATTTCAGCAGATTATAAAACTCCATCTCCGGTGCGTATTCATGTATTTAAGGTGACAGCATGATTATTTATGTATGGAAAGGTGACTGTCGCTCCTATGGTTTCTCCCAAGACGTATGGGCCGGAAATGTACTACCGGTAGAAGTGCCGGACGGCTTCAGCGGCGGCAATAAAACCTACAACCCTGAATCAGGGGAGTGGATTACAGACCCGCCATACGCTCGAACTCATGAAGATGACGTTCGTGATGCAGAGACATACCGGCACAATCTGATAGCAGAAGCTGAGAAGACGATGGCGGGTTGGATTCTGGATCTGAATCTCGGTCTGATTAGTGAAGAGGACAAACAAAAGCTGATTGCATGGCGTCTGTATGTGAAGGAGTTGGATGCTCTCGAACTGGACGCGGCACCTGAGATTGAGTGGCCGATTCCACCCGCAGTTTAA